ATTAATCGGAACAACCACCAATCAAACATTCAATATTTATACAGGCAGTGGATGTAACGGTAAATCAAAATTAGTCGAGCTAATGAGCAAATGTTTAGGCGATTATAAAGCAACAGTTCCTATTTACATTGATCACCCAAAATCGCAGTTGTGTTGGGTCAACCTCTTCCGAAATTGTCGCTTTAATGGGTGTGCGTTATGCGGTTATGCAAGAACCTAGCAAAGGCGATAAGATTAATGAAGGTATTATGAAAGAAATTACTGGTGGTGACCCTATTCAAGGTCGTGCGCTTTTCAAAGACAGTGTAACATTTATTCCACAATTTAAACTTGTTGTATGTACCAATGTACTATTTGATATTAATACAAATGATGATGGTACTTGGAGGCGTATTCGTATTTGCGATTTTATGTCTAAATTTCTCGATAGTCCATATGAAAATGAAGACAAATTTCCTAAGTCTAATTTTCCATATCAATATTTAATTGATAAGAAAATAGATGAAAAATTTACATTATGGGCTCCGGTATTAGTTTCTATGCTAGTTAATATGGCATACCAAACGCAAGGTATTGTTAAAGATGCTAAAATTGTTACGAGCGTTAGTGATACTTATCGCGAAGGACAAGATTACTTAACCGAGTTTGCTAAAGATAAAATCTCTAGAAAGCGCGATGGACTTATAAAAAAGACTGAATTATTGGAAGAATTCAAAAAATGGTATATTATGCAATATGGACGAAATAATATACCAAATGGAAAAGAGATTACAGATTATATGAGTAAACAATATGGAAAATGTAATAGAGGCAAGTGGTATAATGTTGAAATTAATTATGATGATGCTAGCGATACTGAAGAATAATGTGTTTTGTTTTATTTGTTTATTTGCTAAGTTTTTTATTGTTTTTTTATTGTTTTTTTATTGTTTTTTAATGCGTTTTTAATGTGTGTGTTCTATGTTTATGATTATTCTTTAACGCTTTATTTGTTCTTGGTTTTTTTATTCCTACTTTTTTCGTTCCCACTTTATACCTTATTAATTTGTGTGGTCTTGATTTTTGTTTATGTGTTTTTACTTTTTTCGTTATCACTTTACGTTTTCTAAGTCTTCTTCCCTCAGCAGCAAATATTTGTTGCCATAGTCTTCTAGGTTCATCACTAAATTTATTTTCTAAAATGTTAGTAATAACTTCTGCTTTTATAGCACTATCTGGATTATTAAGTAAAAAATAATGTCCGTTATTGAACATTAGTGCACTATTTGTGAATTCACCATATGGATATATTGCATTGCCACGTGCGTCTCTTCTAACATCAGCATAACAAGGCATAAAAGTTGTTAAGTAAGGAGGAGCATCGGGATTTCGTCCATCATAACTTAAAATCAAATAACTCCGTTTATATATATATGGTAAAAATACAAATAATGCTTCCGGTGTATTGCCTAAACGTCCTAATATTCTTAACTTTTCTCTTATAAATTCTTCATTTGTTACTAACAATTGTTCTGTCAATTCAAAGTAACTAGTCAGGTCATTGTCATCTACATTAATTATTTTATTTTCGCCTAATTCGCTGGGTATTCTAATGCCTAACTCAATATGTCTGTTTCTTGCTTCATAATATTTTTTTATTCCATCTATTATTAATTCTATTAATCCGTCTCTATCAATTTCAAGTACACGCTGTATTAACATAGGGTCAGTATCGAGAGCGTGGTTAGTTTGAAAATCAATTGCAGCAACATAAAGACCGCAAAAACCATCGCCACGTGGATTAACAACAGTCCATCCGCCTCCATTAAATAAATCATAGAGTCTAGCCCTTGCTGGATGTTCTTCTGAAAACTCATTAATCCACTCTTCAAATGGCTTTTGACTTGCTTCTCTTCCTTCATCATGCTCATCTTCTAGAGATCTTAATATTGCGAGCTCTAGATCATCTAGACCTTCTAGTCCTAAATTTACATCCATAACAGAACTTGGTGATGGTATCTTCTTTTTTTCTGAACCCTTTTTTTTTGAAGATTGTTTTGAAGGTTTTCTTTGTGGTTTTACTAGTTTTTGTTTTTCTGCTAATTGTTTGGCAGCTAATTGTTTGGCAGCTTCTGCTGCTTCTACCGCTTTTGCTGCTTTTTCTGCCTGTTGTGTAGCTAATCTATATTCATCTGCTCTAATTGCGGCTAATCGCTCTGTGGCAGCAAGTCTTGCTAATTCTTCGTCAAATGCCTGATTTTCATCATCTAGACTTGCTAATTCCTCTGCAAAATATGCATCTAGTTGTTCTGCATCTATTTTTTCCTGTTGTGCTCTGGCTTCCATTTCATTAATTAGCTCTATATCAGCTGGACTTGCTTCTCTTGCATTAAAAGACATATTATATATATATTATATAAAATATATATAAAATATATATAATTTATTGTATTTTTATTGTATTTTTATTGTATTTTTATTGTATTTTTATTGTATTTTTTATTGTATTTTTATTATGCTTTTATAATATCTGCATAGCTTTTTGTGTCTTCTTTTATGTTATTGGATTCTAAAAAATAGATATAGCCTTCGTATGTTAAATTTATTGCATAGCTTAAAATTATAGGAATTAGTAAATATATTGCTAATACAAGTAATATTTTCTTATTAGTATATTGTTTTTCTCTTAAAAAATTAGAAAAAATTAAATACAAAATAAACAAACTATAATATAAAATTAGCATATATTTTCTCACTGTGTTATAGAATTCATAATTGCTACTTTGATAGTTATTTTTTCTATTATCAACGTGTAAATTTGTTTTATAATTATCTATTTTACTTTGTATTTTATCTAATTCATCTAATTTACCATTTATAATTTTAATTATTGACTCTTTATGTAAATATAGACTTTCATAACTACTAACATAATTAATATAATAGCCAAATAATGTATCTAACATCTTCTTTTCCTCTGGTATAAACCTTTTCATCGAATAAAATGCGATACTGCTACAGTCTGATTCATAGGTTGGTGAACTTAATGTCACTTTAAATTTAGTGTGTCGTGCCTCTATAGCATTTTTTATAAACGGATATACTGCATCATCGCCAGGATTAATAAATGATTCTCTATTAGTAAATGTTTCTCTATTAGTAAATGGGTATCTATTAGTAAATTGGTCTGGAGCTGTGGCGCTAGGGGCTTGGTCTGTGGTGCTAGGGTCTGTGGTGCTAGTAGTAACAGATGAACCCGGCTGATAATAAGAACTCCATAGATCTACTGGTACTACTCCAGACGTATCTGTACCAATATTCATTGCTTGTTGTAAGTTTGATGACAATAGAGGTTGTGCGCTAGTAATAACATCCACAATAGCATTAGGAACTTGCGGATTAGCATTTCTACACTTTGCTATCAATTTTTCTGCTGCTGCAGAACAACTACACTCAACACAACCATTGTTTGTTGCTCCTTCTACAAACCCTTCATAATTCTTAAAACCCGCAAAACCCGCTGTTTCATCGGGTTGTGGTTCTACATTCTCGGGTAGTGTTGCTACATTCTCGGGTAGTGTTGCTACATTCTCGGGTAGTGTTGCTACTACATCGGATTGCATTGAATCCCACTTATATTTTCGTGTTCCTGCTAGCGTTGGATTATATTGACTTAATATTTGATTTCCATAAGTTTCACCTGCAATAGCAATAATTGCTCTTCGTAATGTTAAATGTAAAATATTTTTTCCTACTTTATTACATTCTCCTGCAACATATGCTACTTCTGGTTCGCATACTGCCGGATTATAGCAAACAGGTGCTACAGGTGCTGAAGGTGTTTGTCCCATTTATTATTTATTATATATATAATAATAATAAATAATAAATAATAAATAATAGCTTATAATAACTAATAATAAATAATAGCTTATAATTGCTAAATTCTAAAACATTAACGTCCTATCCTATGTGAAGAGAGTGTTTTTACATTCATCTGTAAAAAATTTTCCAGTAGTACTACAAGCGAATGTATTTTGTAACATAGTATTTTTCATATTGCAATTATTATTAAAACCTTCTATAGGAACTACAACAGCTGTTTTTGTATTATTAGCCATCATTCCTTCAAATGCATTTCCAAAATTTTCGGTTGCTATACATTTATTTTTAGCCTTATCATATACCATCTCTCCGTCGCAACAATCTTGTCCTACACAAGTTAGAGTTAATGAAGTTAAGGGGTTTTTCTTCCTAGTAAGTGTGCCTTCTTTTTCTAATATTGCCCCCTCTCTATTATATGGAATATCGTATTTATCAAAATCTATATTATCTCTCTTGTAAATGTCTACCAAACTGCTAAAAATGAAAATTATTGTAAAGAAAATGATTGTTACAGTAATAAACATAAATATAGAATTTGAAAGCATATTATTTTTATTAGCAATTACAAGCGGAACAATTATTATACACACAAAAACTATGACTTTCAATATATTTATATATTTTTCACGGGACTTATTATAATAAGTGCTTATTTCAAGTTTTCTCTTTTTATCGGTATTAAGCTGTCCTACTCTATCCATAACAGTTTGTACATTTGTTCCCTTTTCATTTTTATACATATAATCCATTAATATATTACTAGCCACTGTGTCCTTTTGTGCTAACAATTCGGACATTTGAAATAGTGTGCGCTGTGATAGATTATTACGATTAGCATGTGCTGCAACTACAGATGCTCTCAAAATTCTTGACTCATCCTCAGTAAGTTCATTCAAAAGTATTATCTGATCAGCAGTAAGTTCATTGTTTGTATTTCCTTCTACAAACCCTTCGCTAAGATTTGTAAATCCTGCTCTACCTTCCTCAACAATTATATCAGCAACTGCACCTGCATTGGCAGAGTTTATATCTGTTGCTGTGTTTCCTAAAAGGGTTTGTGCTAATTCGTATTGTCTCTGCATTTTTACATTTGTTTCTATTGCCTTGTTTAATTCTGCTTGTGTCTGAGTTGCGTAAGTTGCAGCATTTGCTGCGCTGGTTTTTGCTGATGCTTCATATCCTTGAGCTTGGTTTCTATGTCCATCTGTAGTATTTTTTAATATTAATGCATCATTTGCCGCTTGTTGTGCACTAGCTAAGTGACCAGCTGTTACTGATGCATCACTTGAAGCTTGTGTATTTTTAGTTTTTATACTAGCTAATTCTGCGTTTGCATCCTTATTAGTTTGTACTGTAGTGGCTATATTTGTAGTTGCTTCACTTATTAAACCTGTTAATGTAGTTACTTTGGTTCGTAGTTGTTCATAAAGAGAAAGTGCAGTGTTCATTGTAGAACTAGAGTTTTGAAATTCGGTTTTTTTAGTATTTAAATCTGTAGTAAGACCATCTACTTCATTTTTATAAGTGGTCAACTTAGTATTTGCGTCTTGAGAGTATGAATTTATAGTCGATTTATAAGTGTCAAGCGCTGTTTGTGCCTGTTGAGAACGACTGGTCATAGCACTTTGATAAGCAGTAAATTGATAATCTATATTTGGTAGTGTTGTAGTAGGTGCTGCCATTAATTATAACAATATAATATAAAACTATATTATAAAATTATTTAATAATTATTTTTAAATAAATGTTACATTCTTCTTTTACATTCTTCTAACCTTTCTTAAATATACTATTAGCATTAATAAAAATAGTGATGCAAATATTGACCAAAATATAAATATTATATTTTGGCTCTCATATTTGAGCTTAGTGTCTTCTAATTGTGCTTCTCGAGTTAAGCTGTCTTCTTTGATATTTTGTAAAAAGTTATAACTAATATCTTTTACTTCGCCCAATGGATTAACATAATAATAACCCATACTAGGATTAATATTATATTATTTTATTATTTTATTATTTTATTATTTTATTATTTTATTATTTTATTATTTTATTTATTTATTTAACATAAATCGAATAAACATAAATAATATAACAATAACAATGAAATAAATTATCATAAATCTGTCACTAATAATAGCATTAGCATTTAATTTATATAATATTAATAATATTATTGTAATAATCATAATAAATGCTAAAATAGTATAAAATAATTTATTAACATAGCCACTACTTTTAACATCGGCAAGTTTATTGTCTAATTCGGGTGTTTCTTTAGAAATAGCTGCTAAATGTGTTATTTGTTTATTCTTTGTATTATTAAGAATAGAGTCATTAAACATATCTGTTTCATCATTATAACTGGTCAATTTATTTTTAGAAAAGTCTATTAAAGCACTAAATGAATTAATCCAATTATTCATAGTGGCTCTATAACTATCATCATTATCAGTTAATTGTTTATGGGTTGATGGAGTTGATGTTGCTAAAGCGTTTAAATTTGTTCTATTATCTTTGAGAGTAGGTATTATCTCATTTGCTTTATCTAAATAAACATCTTTATAGCTAAATTTATCTTTATTATATTCAAAATATTTTTTATTTATATAGCCATACCCGTTATAACGACTACTGCTTGATTCTGGTATTAATGTTGAATTACAATTAACCTTAATATTCATTAGACTGTTATCATTATAGCTAGGGTCTAACTCTTTAATATATAAATAGCATTTTGAATTATCTACAACGCCTTCTGCGTTTTCTTTCATTGTAAAAAATTGGCAATGTGAAGTGTCGTTGCATTTTTGTTCGCAATTCTCATTTGTTCCAATTTCATAAAGTGCTAATGTTGATAATGTTGTATCCATTTTAAAGTCATAAAAATTTGTTTTTCTATTTTTACATACGTCTACATATCTAGAAACATCGAAATTTTCTATGCTATTTGACTTGGTGGTTTCCTCATTATTCAAACTATTTTGAATAGTTGATTGCACTAATATTTTATTATTAAAGTATAAAAAATATACACAAGCAAGCAGTATAAACACTAATACAAATATTTTAAATTTGTGTTTGAAATTTTGATTATTAAATTTAATCTTTCTTTTCATATTATATATTATTACTTTAATATATAATATGAAAAAATTTATATTTAATAAATGCTTTAACCACTAATAATATATATTTTATAAAATATATATACTATAGTTATTCCTAAAACATATAATAAATGTTGCGCATTTCTTGTATATAATATATTAATTAAAACTATTATAATAAATAAGACAAATATAAAATCTACCAAATTTGTTATAAAGTTGGCCCTGCGATTATGATGCTGATTATTATGATGCTGATTATTATGATGCTGATTATTATGATGTGGATTGTGTGTTTGTGATTGGTTACAGTTGCAATTTGCATTATTGCAATCACATTTTATTTTACTGCAATTTCCATTAATACATCCTAAATAGTCTATAGAGTCAACAATAGAATTATAAGAATTAGTGTTTATTTGTTCCCTACTTTTGTTATATGTTAATATTTCTTTTGACTTTAACAAACTGCTATTTTGATTAATGTCTTCATTTAATTCCTCACTGTAAAATAGCGTTTTAGTTTCATTTACCATATTATATTATATTATTAATAATATAATAATATATAATTTTTTTGAATATTTTTGAATATTATTGCTAATTTTTGGGTAATATTGGTAATTTCACTTTTCTCATTTTATAATAAAAAAACAATGCACTAATTATTATTAGTAATAAAACACTACTTTCTACAATTTTGAATTGTGTTAAGAAAGTGGTATCGCTCAAGCGTCCGTTATTTGCTCCGCCAAAACTTAATAAGCTATTAAGCTCTTTTGTTTTCTTCTTTATTTCTACATTTAAAGAAATTAATGTTTCATCATCAAAACCATTCAAATAAGTTATAGAAGAAATATCCCTACTAATATTAGTTAATCCGTCATATAAGTCTTTATATTTAAGTTTTAAACTACGAATTTGATCATTTAAAGCAGCATCATTTGTTGAAGTTGGATTGCATATATATTCCTCAAATCTAATCACTAAAGGTCCATTACCATTAGGTGTATACCTTGGTATATACCTTGTGCTGTCAAATTTTATTAATGTTTCGTAACTTTTCAAATCAGCAATTTTATCTTTATAAAATTTTGGAGTTTCTAATTCAGTGGCTCTAGTTATATTACTTCTATTAAATAACGGTTTTTTATAATAAGCGTAATATTTTTTAGGTGCATATACTTTATTGTCTACAGTATATCTAAAGCACTTATCTGGATTATTTGCACCGCTATTATAGAAAAAATTACTACAACTATCAATTACTTCAGTTGTGGGTCGTTTAGTAGGTGGATCACCAAAAGTTGAATCAAATATATTTAATGCATTACTTATTATTCCATTACTTATTATTCCATTATTAGTTGATTTTGGTAAATAACAATTAGTATACTTAGCACTACCTATTGATGAAACGTCGTTAATTATAAAAAAATCACTATTATTTCTTAAAGCTTTTTTTTCACACTCATAGGCGTTTGGTGTTAAAAATTTATTATATGAGTTAATTAAGGTTGCATTAAAGCTTGCTTCTATCATTGTTGTTGGTCGCGCATAGCAGTCATCAAACATAAATAATTCTTGGTTAGTAGACATTATTATACTAATATATAATGTTATTATATTACTATATATAATAAAATTGTAAATTTATTTTGTGTTATACTTTTTTATATGCTTTTTTTATATGCTTTTTATATATATTTAATATAACTTGCACACCCTATAAAAGTCTGCTTCAATAGCAGTTCTGCTAGACCTCTCTATTTTAACAACATCACCTGGGCGAATTCCTAAAACAATTGATACAGGACCGAAAAACGAGATGTCTGGTATTTGGGATTTATCCATTATATTATAGGTTTTCATAAAGTGTTCTTTTTCGTCTAATGATAATACTGTGTGTTTTGGAACCAAAGTATGTTTTAGTATATTAAATTGTAGGCGTTTAATATTTAGTAATGATACATAAATATTTTCAGAAACCCATATATCTTTAATATTTTCCATCATTGTATCATTTGGTTCATCTTTTATAATAATCATTAAATCGTCCTTTTTCTCTAAAATTGTTTCAATATGAAATAAGTCCTCTACAATATCATATATATTTTGCGGTTTAATTAGCTTATTAATGTAAAATTTTACATATATCTTTTTCTTAGTATTATCATTTTCTAATAACATATCTAATTGATTGTTTTCTAGCAAAATGCCTATTTCTGTAATGCCAAAATTTGAATATTTGGTTATATTAAATCCTCGCTCTTGCAAAATTTCTAATAAAATTTTGCGCGAATTATAGATGCTAATAATAAAGCTATTACTGTTTGTCATAGTGACAACTATTAGTATATTAGTATATTAGTTTTTATTATATTTAATATCAATTATAATAAAAATAATAATATCTTTATTTTATTTTATTTTATTTTATTTTATTTTATTTTATTTTATTTTATTTTATTTTATACCTTTTTAAATAAACAATTTGAGAGATTAGGATTAGAGTTTAGGTCTTTGGTTAGTTTCGTATATCATTGGATAAGGCATAACAACGTAGGGTTGTCGTTCAAAGAACTCTTTAAAATCTAAAGTTCTAAGACTTGCAACAACTTGTTGACATGGAGTTTCTAAGTTAGTTGAACCAATACCTCTAAGTTGTGACTCAATATCTATTGCATTATTTGCCAATGCATCTCTCGAAATATGACTTGGAGTATAACCGATACAAGGTATACATTCGGTTGTTGGGCGACCACTTGAAGAATGTAAATAAAGTTTCTCTCTAAGTAACTTTTCTTTGCACGATTTTTCTAAATTATAATTTAACTGACTATTTTTATTTCTTGTTGAAGTCATAGGGTTATTATATAATCTAAATTATTATTTATTTGTTTATTTGTTTATTTGTTTATTTGTTTATTTGTTTATTTGTTTGTTTGTTTATTTGTTTATTTGTTTATTTGTTTATTTGTTTATTTGTTTATTTGTTTATTTGTTTATTTGTTTATTTGTTTAAAAAATACAAAGTTTCTTTAAGTTGTTTTGTTATATTAAACTAAAAAGTTTTTAAAAGGCCTTTTTTTGCTAAAAAGTTTTGTGTGACCTTTTATGGTCTGTAACTTATAAAGGTTTTTATAGGTGCTTTTTTTTATAAAATATATTTTGAGGATTTTTTTCAAAAAAGGACATTTATAAATGTCCTATTTCATATATACCAACCCTTTATAGTATTTTTTGCAAAAAAACCGATTTAGACCATTAAGCTCTAAAAACTTTTTAAAGCCCGTTTTTTTTCGCATCATAAATTTTTTAAAAAACCTTAATTATTTTGCAAAAATAGTTTAGGGATTTTTTATGTATCATTTATATGGTATAAATGGATACTAAAAACCCCTCCAAAAACCCCCGAATTTTTCGTTGCACCTTTTGTGACTTTGTAACGGCTAATAAAAAAGATTATGGCAGACATTTAGCAACCCAAAAGCACAAAACCCGCCAAAAAGATACAAATGATACAAAAAAACCCCTACAAAAACCCCACACTTGTTATGAGTGCCAGATTTGCAATAAGTCATATAAATACAGCTCGGGGCTTTATAGACATAAAAAGCGATGTATTGTTGATGAAAACACACATATAAGTTCGAATGATATTTTGAATAATCAGTTGGCTTTATCGAAAGAATTAATAATGAATGTTGTAAAAGAGCAACAAAATCAGATAAAAGAATTGACAGATACAATAAAAGAATTAATACCAAAAGTGGGAAATAATATTACTACAACCAATCAAAAGTTTAATATTCAAGTATTTTTGAATGAAAAATGCAAAGATGCTATTAGTATGAGTGATTTTATTAAATCAATAGAGGTTAGCTTACAACAGCTAGATTATACAAAACATAATGGCTTAGTGAATGGATTAAGCAATGTAATAATTGAAAACATAAACAAATTAGGATTTTATCAGCGACCTATATATTGCACAGATATAAAACGGGAGTCTCTTTATATTAAGGAAGCAAATAGTTGGGAAAAAGATATAAATAAGGAAAAGATAAAACGAGCAATAAAAGATGTATCAACAAAGCAATTTTTTGCGCTAAGCAAATGGACAAAAGAAAACCCTGATTTTCAGAATAATGAAAATAAGCAAGATTATTATACCCACACATTAGTCGCAATAGCAAATAACAAGGAAAATAATGAAGATAAAATAATAAAGAAACTATGCAATAGCATTTACATAAAAGAATGATTATTGATTATTTGTGATTATATTTTAATAATAATGACAAATAATATTTAAAATAAAGTTATAAGTATTATAATAAAATTACATTTTTAAGTTCGTCAAAATAAGTTTTTGCTAGCTCATCATTCTTTTGCTTTTTTTCGCTTATATATTTACATAAACATTTATGAGTTACGTCAAAATAATCGTAACTAAAAAGAAGCTGAAAGAGTGCATTACTATTGCGCTCGTCAATCATAAAGGCAATATTAGTGTCTTTATATTTTGTTTGCAATAATTTTAAAATTGCCTCTAACTCCGAGTTATTTTGTAAAAAAAAACCTATTTTATCAATATGCGTAGCCAATATCATACTATCATAATTAGAAATGTTAAGTGCCTGTAATAATTGTAGCTGATAGCATAAATTTCTATCATCATCGTCGCTATGCAATTTATATGTAGTTAAGAATGTGTTATCATAATTTATATTATTTATGTTACTATAATAACTGCTAACAGCATTAGATAACATATTATATAATATATAAAACAATTTTTATATTGAAAAACTATTATATATATTATTATTGCATGCAATTAGCGCAACGGGCACCACCAAAAGGAGCACCACTATGATGAGCACTATCAGTAGTACTGTCGCTAGTACTGTCATTATCATCCTCCAGTTCTAGCAGTGCAGCATCTGTGCGTGTAGCAATCTCTCGTTCTCTTACTATATTAGCCGCTAATTTTTGCTCCAATTCAAGCAATAATGCTCTATAATTAATACTATTATGCATATTTATCTTAGTTTGCGACTTACCAATTTGTTCTTCTAACATTTGCTTATGACCCCTTGTCATTCTAATGCTTGACCCGTCGCGTGCTGTTCTATTTATTAATTGTGCTTGTCTTGTTGCTATATAAGCACTAGCTTTTGCTATTTGTTCTGCTTCATATTTAGCCCAAATACGTACTTTTATAAGCCTATCCATAAAATCTCTTTCTGTTTTTTTTGGTTTGACAATAGTAGGGTTTTCATAATATAATATTTGCGTCTTACATAATGGACAGCGAGGAATATTATATTTATTAGCAGCCCACTTCTTAATACAAGAAGTATGAAAAATATGCTTACAATGGTACATGGTTGTTGTAGCGGCCGGGTTTAACATAGGACCTAAACATATAGCACATTCTTCCAAATTTGGATTTGCTAGCGCGCTTCTGTATGCTACTATAATTTTGCGTGATGCTCGTTTTTTAGTAAAATTAGCTATATCTTTCTGTCTTTTAAATTTCTTTTTATACGATTTTTGAATATTTTCAAGAATTTGTGTGCCTCTTGGATTTAAAGTCACTCTTTTCTTTTGATATGCAACGCCTTTATTAGAGTTAGATTTGGATTTGGGTTTTCTTGTAAATAATTTAGTTGTTTTATTTTTTACATTTTTCATAAAATCATATAATGGCATATTATATATAGTAATATATTATATAATATATTATAAAAACGATTTAAAGAATTAGTAATTATGTGCGCACTCTAAACAATGAGCACCACCACCGTTTTGTAGTCTAGTTTGGTGTCGTAGAGTACGATGTCTCTCCCATTCACGTTCCTGGTCGTCTTCATCTTCAGCTTTTTCACGCTCTTTTATTCTATTTTGTATTAATTCGTTTTCTAATCGGCTTGCAAATGCGCTATAATCATAAATACTATGAGCATTTATAGTTTCATTTGCCTGTTCTATTTGTTGCTTTAAATTTTCCATTTCCTTTCTTGACATTTTTGTATTTGAACCGTCGAGTGAGCGTCTTTTTTTTAGCGCTCTTCTAGACTCTCGTATAATAGAGTTAGCCTCAGCAATTTTGGTAACATCTAGCACTGCTTGTTCTTGTACTGCTTTAAGCTTTCTGATGAATGCTTGCTGGTTTAATGTTGGTCTTACAACAGTGGGGTTTTCATAATATAATATTCGTTTTGTACATAGAGGACAACGAGGATGAAATTTTGGTATAGCCCAACCTTTAATACAAGAAGTATGAAATACATGTTTGCAATGGTAAAGTGTTGTTGTAGCGGCGGGATTTAACATAGGGCCTAAACATATAGGACATTCTTCTAGATTTGGATTTGCTGACGCAGTTCTATAGGCACTCATAATTTTTCGCGTAGCTCGCTTTTTTGGAAAGTTAGCTATATCAAGTTGATGTTTTAATTTTTTTCTATAAGATTGTTGAATTTGCGTAATAAGTTGCGTTTTAGGACTTGGCACTAAACTTTGTTTATATGTGTTTCTGTTTTTTCTAGTTACAAATCTAGTGCCTAGTCTAGTGCCTAATCTAGTGCCTAGATTGCCTAATTTTCTTGTTTTATTTCTTACAAAGTTATATATTGTCATATATAATATGGCAATATAAAAAATAAATAACAAGTTCTCTGTCTCTATTTTATTTCTTCTATCTTCTATTTTCTATCTTCTATTTAATTGTTGCTCCAATTCGCGCGCTTGTGCTCTATAATTATACCTATTATGACTATTTATTACCCATTGTGCATCCCTAAGTTCCTCTTCTAATTTTTGTTTATGACCCCGCGTCATTCTTACACTTGTCCCGTCAAGCGCTGTTCTATTTTTTAATTGTTCTTTATTACGCGCAACAATAGCGCTAGCTCTCTCAATTTCGGCGGTTTCACGTTCAGCCCATTTTTGCGCGTCTTTAAGTTTTTTCTTTAATGCTTCTCTCGATTTCAATTTTTTTCTGTATGTTCTTTGTATTTGCGTAACAAGTTTTGTTCTAGGGCTTAAAGACGGCGCTTTTCTTGTTAAAAATCTTTTTCTAAGAGCCTTAAATTTTCTAGTTCCATTATTTCTTAATTTTTTAGTATTTTTAGCTATTATGTTAAATAATGCCATATGTTATATTATTATAACAAAATAATAAAATAACAAAACACGAATATATATAATAAAAAAACAACTTAAACACTTTTTAACAAACTATATAGCGCTCTTTTCAAAGAATCCCGCTCATTGCTTATCTTGATTGCGTGCAAATTCGCGCGCACTCATACCACCACGCTGCCAACCTTTCATAGCGTCGTCTTCAATTACATAAGCACTATTTGAAACGGTTTCTTTTAGACTATCAATTAGGGGATAGTTTTGATAATCTGAAAAGGATTGCTCCATCATATTATTAACTGTTTTCTTATTTAAATCAAATTGCCCGGTTCTTAATTGTGTTTCTATTGCGCAGTCTCCGTAGCCTCTTCCTAAATATGGCACAGTTACAAAGGGTCTTGTTACTAGCGACAATTTACAAGCAGGTCGCGAAATATGAGTATATTTTAAATCGTTATTTGCCTCTATTGCGCACCCTTTTACGCCTCCTTCGTGAGAACCTTTATAGAAAACATTGGGCTGACTTAATGCAAAGTCAATAGCGGTTGACATAGGACAGGCCGGATAAAAGTTTTCTAAATTATAATTGGCTTCATTTATATTTTGAATATTGCGCTGATCAAGTGCGGGATTATCATTGCCAATTCTAGACATCGAATCAAATGTATATGGATATGCCACAGTTGAAGTCATTTATATGTATTTAATATATTATTTTTTTAAATAATATATTATTTTTTATATTATTTTATAAATAAAATTTTTTAAATAATATATTAAAATTTTGACAAAACAAACAAAAAAACAAACAAACAAACAAACAAACAAACAAACAAAAATAAATATATAACAAAAACAATTTAAAACTAATTAAACAATCTTAACGATCGCTATTTCTAAAGCACATCTCGACATCACCATCCTTACAAGAAGCCATATTTCCGTAGCAAAATCGCGCAAATTCATTTTGATTATTAGGCACACGAGTATTTGCTGTGCTATAAAATTGCCTCATTGAACATTCAAAATCGAATTTATCTCCTTTATCATCAAATAATTTTTTTCTAATAGTTTCATCATTATTAAAATTAGTAACAATGAAGTCCTGTGTTTCTTGATTTATTGCTTTTTCAACAGCTTTATTATATGCGGGTGCTGCCTCAAGACGATGCGGATTATCCTGTATTTCTGGTAATAATATATTCATAATTGGATTAGCACTAGTTGGATTAGTAAAATTATGCTTCACTTTATCATATATATTTTGATTGCTAAATGTTTCATTTAGTTTTACATTTGCATCTTTATTTAAAATTTTATATGTGATTATTAAGAAAACTATTGAAACAATTCCTGTAACAAGAATTTTATAGTTATTAGACAAAAAAAAACCCGCTAAAGTTAATAAGATAACTAGCCTAGTTATAGCATTTAATTTTTGCTCTCGTGTCATTTTTTCAGTAGGCCATAGTTCTGTCATATGATTTTTACTAAATAAAATACTAGGATTAACTAACCAAAATATGCTGTTTTCATTAGTTGCACTATTTGCATTCTCATTATTCGCATTCTCAGTATTCGCATTCTCATTATTCGCATTCGCATCATTTGCATTATTTGTATTTTCATTATCTAATTTAATTGTTTTAGTAATAATATTATCTTCTGAAAAAGTTTCATCTTTCAATTGACCAGTTTTTTTTCCTATATATGTTTCGTTAGAACTACTAGCCATTATTTATTATAATATAATAACTTAATAATAAATTTTAAATATTATATTTTATAATACTATAATATATAATATATTGTATAATAATATATTATATTGTATAATAATATATTATAAACTTAATATAATAAACAACGCTCGCTAAAGGTTGCATTATTTATTTTTTCTATTTGCTTTTTTCTTATTGTTGGAACTGCGTTTAGATTGTTCATCACTTGAGCGAGGAGTATTAGTAGCACTAACTCCCTGCTTTTTAATAATATCATCAATAAAACTAGTATTTGATTTCATTTCTTCCATTAACGACGAGAGATTAGCTGTAATATCCTTTAAATCGGTTTTATTAGCAGTCGCAGTCGCATTATTCGCATTTGCAGTCGCATTTGCAGTCGCATTTCCAGTCGCATTTGCAGTCGCATTTCCAGTCGCATTTGCAGTCGCATTATTCGCACTTGCAGTCGCATTAACACTAGGCGCACTAAACCCCTCTTTATTTGTTTCAGCCTTTTTCCTCATACGCTCTTTCATTTTAGACATTTTAACATTTTGCTCCATCATATTTTGAAAAGTATTTGGATTAATCTTTCCACCTTTAGGCATAAACTTGTCAAGGTTCATTGACTTTAAAATATCATTAAAATTATTCATACCTGGCATATTTTTCATATTTTTAAATATTTCAGTTGCTTCTTCTAATAACTCACTTTCTTTAATTGACCCATCTTTCATTTTACTGTTTATTTTCTTATTAATATTTTCAATAAGTCCCATCATTTTAGAGGGGTTTTTCATAAATCCTTTTAAAAGTTCATTTACATCACCTATATTATCACTCTCTAAATCAAAGTCTTTTGATGTTTCTTCAGCTATTTCTTTAGCTAATGAACCTATTTTTCCATTTATTAAATTGTTTAAATGTGAAAAAAGCTCCTCTTTATCCGGAATAGCATAATCTCTGTGTTTAGCTTTGTTAGCATCAGCATCAGCATTAGCATCATCTGCATCAGCAGTCGCATCAATACCCGCAAAGTCAGCAAAGCCTTTAAAATTAGCCGATAAGTCATTAAACATAGTATCAAACATTCCAAACGGGCTTCCTGAAATGTCAAAAAAACTTTCTTCACCTTCGTCTTCGTCTTCTTTTGTGCTAGACTTAGCTTTAAATGAAAACATATTACTTAATTCTTCAACTGTGCTTTGAATTTTAGCAGAAAAATTGTTGCTATCAATCATTTTAAGCAATTCTAATGAATCTCCAAAAAACGAAACATCATCAATAGATGTTATTATATTAAATAATATAAGCTGTAAATATTTCCATAATGTTTGCTTTGTTTGTGCGCTAGTATCATCATAATATAGGTCAGAAAATTCAATATCAGGTAAAAACATAGTGCATATAACACTAGCATTTGACGATTTAACATTTGGCTTGTTTAAAAAAATATCTTCATTTTGGTATAAAATATCAATACTTCGCACAGCAAAAGTATGCTTACAATATTCATAAACATTATTTAATGAAGTCATAAAATCAATGCTAATACTAGTTAATTCAATAGAACTAACATATTCGTCAGCATTCATAGTATCCTTATAATCAGGTAAACAATAATTAATAATATGCTGATAGTCTTTATTGTTATCAATTAATGAACCAACTTTATCATTAAAAGTCGTCTTCAAATCCATAAGTAAATCCTTGAAAATTTTGTAAAAGTTAATAAGCGTAATCGCATTTTCATTAGTCAATGTAAAAGTAATTTTACTTGTCATTAATAAGTAAAATTAATATAATAACTTTAAATAATAAAATTAACTATTTAATTAACAAATTAACTATTTAATTAATTTAATAGTTATTTTTAAATAGCATTTCTTTCTTGTTCTAAATTTTTAACATTTACTTCTCCTATTTTATCCGGAATATAATCATCAGGTGGAGTTTCTATTTTGTCTGTATAATCTATTGTAGCATAACTATATAATTGTCTTAATCCGCCACTCCCTTTTGCCGATAGCTCATCGCTGTTTTGGTCTAAATAGCTAAAATTGTCTGATACAACCCCGCTAGATAATAAATCAAATTTAAACGCGGATGGTTCTCCATTATAGTTAGTAGCTTTTTGAGCCGCCATTTGGACAACTGGCTTTAAAAAATTCATTATGTTGTCGCCATATAATACTTTATAGTTATCATTTATAATCATTAACGCAGGAACCGCATTAATAGTATTTGGAAGTAGTATTTCTTGGTTGCTTTCTAATACAACATAAGTAGTATTATTTCTAACTATTCGCTTGTCAATACATATATAATGAATGTCGTTTTTTACACTTGACTTAGATAATAATGTTAATAATTTTTTACAATTGTCACAATAATTACTATAATATAATATACAACTCATATTATAAAGTTTATATAAATATTTTTATTAATAATATTTAATATAATTTTTATTTATAATATATATTTTTCTTATATCTTATAAATAAAATTGATTTCTAATATATTATATTACTTTTTATATCATTAATCCAATAATCCAATAATCAATGCTAAAGATGCAAATGCTTACTGAAAAGACTAATTATGAGCCCCACCTTAACATTGAACTAATGACTGGTTCATTTGTAGAAAGTCAATTTAAAAAGATTTGTGAAAGAGCTGTATACGATGCATATTTTAATGAAAATGAAATTCGCGATTATTTGATGTATAGATTAAACACAGATTGTGAAGCATTTATTCAAGGTTTTCCGCTAGTTCTTGATTATATTGAATATATAAAAAATGCTCGTATTGTAACTTGTGAAAATATTCCTGTTATCACATATGTATATAATACATTACTACGTGAGCCAGGAGATAGGGAGCTAACACCCGATGACGATGCATCACTAATCCTTAATAATATTCAATGCTTCTTTGATATTGATGAGGACAAACTTGTCAATGAGCTATTGGAACTAATAAATGACAAATTTGTCATTAATGGTTAAAAAAAAGCATAGCATAGCATAGCATAGCATTTTCAAATTTTTAATTTTTTCTTTACATAAATTCATAACATAATTTACTGCAGTAATAGAATTTGCTTTGCTTCTTATAAAATAAAATATTGAAATTATATTTTTTTTGACATACGTGACATATAATGTTAGTATTGGCTAATATAATATGTAGTATATCGTTAGGGAGCTCTTTTAAGGATAACATATACTAACATATACAAATATGATTATATATATAGCTCTATATCAAAATCTCTCTAATTAATCATTTTTTATTCCCAAATTTATTTTTAATAGTTTCTAAAAAGTTATTTAAACATAGTGTCAATGATTCGGACTTATTATATAATACTTGTAATGTGCAACGACTAGCGCCTTTTTTATCATAAACTAAATAGAATTTATTACTATTTGTTATGTGATTTTTAATTGAAATATATTTGGGTAATTTTACTACATTTGCATTTATCGCATCATTAGCATTTATCGCATCATCAGCATTTATCGCATCATCAGCATCATTAGCATTTAACTCATCCAATATTTTTTTTATTTGATTTAATTTTTCTATTATACTTATTTTATTAGACTTGGAAGAAATATATGTTTTGTTTTTTTTCTGATACGGATGTTTTTCTATTTTAAAGTATTCTCTATATAGTTTTTTTTCATTATTATAACACTCGTTATAATAATTAATATATTTAGGTATATTCAAATCTGCTAATGTGCTAGGTAATTTAATCGCGTTGTGCTTTCTTATTCTCTTGCATTCGTCTTTTTCTATTATAACATTCTTTGACGAGTCATTCTTTGACGGGTCATTCTTTGACAAGTCATTCTTTGACGGGTCATTCTTTGACAAGTCACTCATTCATATATTTAAATATTAGATTAAAATACTACCGTTTTTGTTAAATATAACCAGAAGAAAAGACCTATGAATGCTTTAGAAATTAAGTCTAGTACGTTGTATCCAAACATTTTAGTTGTTTCCTTTGTATGATAAAATACTCCGTAAAGCGACCATACACCCAAGAAAATCCAAAATATATATTTTGATTGGGATGTTATTTTTGAGCCAGTCATATACAGCTTCCAAATGGTTCCATATGTTAGAAAAAAGAATATAAAACCTATAAAACTTGCTATATTTTTAGTTAATACTCTAATTTCTCCTAAATAACCAAATAGCAACATTGCAAAATTGAAAACAAACGTTAATAATAATGGATAAATCTTAACTTGTTTTTTATTTTCATAACCCAACACCATAGCGAGAGCTAATAACATAAATGGGGTTGTGATAAACCAATCAGTATAGCGCATATTATTGATTTTTGCTATAGGAATAACAGATGCCACTTTGTCGTTAGCTTCTGCAGTATTTGGGTCTTGACTTTCTTGTGTTTTTGGTGTTTCTTGCGATTTTTTAATTTCTGCTATAAATAATCCATAAAAATAACACGCTATAACTGAAATACACGTTTCAACATTCATAATATGACGCACTACAGGAATAGGTGTTCGTAATGCTTCGGTAAATGTTATAACACCTGTTGTAAGTAAAAATACATATGTTAAATAAAAACTGCTCAATACAAAACTTATATTCATATTAATAATGAAGTATATAATAATTATTGTTATTTTATTTTATTTTATTTTATTTTATTTTATTTTATTTTAATTTAATTTACTAAAATAAAATGCTAATTAAAAAATGCTAAATACTAAATATAAAGAAAAAACATAAACATAAACACAAAATTTATTATTTAATTGCTGTACGCTAAACCGCCCATACCCGACATAATGCGGAGAACGTTGTAGTTAACCGCATATACGCGCACCTTCGCGGTGGAAACACCCTGAACAGTCGCGTTCGAAAGGACTAGCTGTAAAGTGGCATTGTCAATGCGCGAGAAATTGCAGGTGCCCGAAGGCTGGTGCTCTTCTGGTCTTAGAGCAAACGAATAAACGTTAATACCGGTGTCAGGAGCACGGGTGTGGTGCTGGAAGGGCTGGACGAGGTCGAAATAGGTGCCTTCACGCTCGGAGAAGCGATCTTGGCCGTTAAGCTGTAATTTGGCAACTACAACTGGATTTTCACCCCAGCAATGCATATCTAGCGCGGTTTCAGCTAAAACGAATGTGCCGGCATCCGAAACACCCGATTCGCTTGTATTAACAGGACCACTAGCGCTTGTTGCAGTATTATTCGAGACGAACGCTGAGCCAGGTATTAACGAGCTAGAGAATGGGTCTTGGAACACTGATGAACCAGTAATGAATTGACCACTGCCAACAAGGGTCTTGGCACCGAAGGCGTGAATAGCATTGGGTAGCGCATCTAGCGCATCAGTGTAGTTGAATGGTTGAGCACCTAGCAAGTGATTTAGCGAGTGGTTGCTTGTGAGCGACGCGCAATAATCAACATTGATGTCGGGCTGGACAACCCAGATTAATTCTTTGCACGGGTGATTTAAATTCAATTTGATTTTGTTGGACGACGAACCAACCGACTCGTCACCAGTGAATTGAAGCTGTTCAATCAAGTATTCGTGGGGGTTTTGCGCCATACGTCTGCGCTCGTCGGTGTCTAAGAAAATGTAGTCAACAAAGAGCGAGGCGGCCGCTAGCGACTGTTTGTATGCATTTGTAACTTTGACACCCGCACCGGTGATGTCAGTAACAGCCCATAGGCACTCTTCGATGTTGCGAATGTCTAAATTGATTTTTACTTCGTGGTACTGTAAAGCAATTAATGGAAGAGCTAGACCGGGGTTACGGCAATACCAGAACTGTAGTGGAACATATAGAGTTGTTTCGGGTAACGCATTGCGGGGAGCACACACCTGACGAACACCATCGGCGGAGCAAGGGCCATCAACATTGGCGAAAGTGGGGTCGCAAATGTATGTTAATTGGGTGGTGTTGCCAATCATTTTGTAGTAGCCACGTTCTTGCTCTTTCGATAATGTTAGCTGATTCCAAATGTGCATCCAGTCACCATATTGACGGTCAATACGCTGGCCACCAATTTCAACTTCAACTTGCGAAATTAACTGCTCACCGGGGAAGTCTAACCATCTGGCATATACATCACCGGTAGTATTCTTTAAGCTTTGACCGATTTCAGGGAGTGTAATCTGTAAATAGGTGCGGAAAGCTAAGTCACCATTGCGCGAAATGGTGCAAGTAACACGGCGACCGAAGTCAGCTTGGCCGTTGAAAGTTTGCTCAATTGATTCCATCGCGAAATTAGTGTGACGACGATAGGTGACCTTCCAGAAAGTAATTTGGGGATTACCTGTTAAATATACATCTTGAGCGCCATAGGCGACTAATTGCATTAAACCACCAGCCATTTTTTTATAATATTCCTAAAGAAAAAAAATTTTTAAAATTAATTTAATTAAATTTAATTAAATTTAATTAATTAATTAATTGTATAAATAAAAAATTTATTGTATATTAAATAATTAAATAATTGTATAATAAAAAATTAAATAATTGTATATTAAATCATTTTATTTAATTACAATTACAATTACAAAAATTAATATATAAATTTTTAATACACTAAAAATATAATTAGTCTTTCTATGAAGAGAACAGGCGTTATAAAAACAACACTTGACAATAAACATAATGAAATAATAAAATCTTTCAAACATAATGAAGAGGTAGTCATCCCTAAATGTTTAAAGCAAATTGATAAATTAGAACTTATGTTAATTAAAGCAAAAAATAAAACGGAAATAATAGAACTTATTAATAAAAATAAAAACACAATAAAAGCCCTCAAAAATAAAGAAAAGAATTATTATTTGAATAATTCTAAATATATTTTTGATTATTTTGAAAATAAAAAAAATATATCATCTAATGAAATGGTAGAAAATTCTGACAAAAATGATATTGTTAAACAATTCTTTTCGTTAAATTTAATTCAAGATGCGTGTTCTAATTTGTTAGAGCATTCAAATAAAAATGTATTAGTTAAAAACGATAGCAATAAAAATATTGATAAATATTTCAATAATATTGACCCTAATTATTTAAATTATGACAAGTTTATTTATCCATCCGATATATGTAATATATGTAATAATGGAGAGCTTATATTTGTTGAAAGCGAAGGTATGACAATATGCTCTAATTGCTCTAATAGCATTAAATATTTAATAGATATAGATAAACCATCCTATAAAGAACCACCTAAAGAAGTGTGCTCTTATGCATATAAACGCATAAATCATTTAAAAGAGATTTTGGCGCAATTTCAGGCTAAAGAAAGCACAAATATACCCGACGAAGTTTTTGAAAACATTAAAAACCAAATAAAAAAAGAGCGCATTAGTTTGAGCGATTTGTCAAATAAAAAAACTAAAGAAATATTGAAAAATTTGGGCTACAATAAATATTACGAACATATACCATTTATTAAAGATAAACTAGGAATTAGACCGCCTATTATGAGCGCAGAGCTCGAAGAAACACTATGCAATTTATTTATGGAACTACAAAAGCCATATTCGAAATATTGTCCTAAAGAACGAGTAAATTTTTTAAACTATTATTATACATTATATAAATTATGCGAATTATTAAATGAGCGCAGTTTTTTACCATATTTTCCTATGTTAAAAGACCGTGAAAAGCGCATAGAACAAGACCAAATATGGAAGAAAATTTGTGACGATTTAGGTTGGAAGTTTATTCCTATACCTTAATCACCCAATAATTAATCACCCAATAATGCACTAAAAATATTAATTAAATCTAAATAATAGTTTAATGAGGCTGTTATAAAGTCGCCATCATAATTGCGTTGCAATATACTGTTTGTATCATACACAATATATACTGAAAACAATATTAGCGAACTTATGACTATTATTTTTTTTAATAACGACGATTGAACAATAAAAATTTGCACAATGCTAACAATAATTAGTGCTAATAAGGCAAAAAGCAACACTAATGCAGTCTTAAAACCTAATTGAATACCGCTCATTATTAGTGCTAGTCCAAATATAAACATAGAAACAAAAATACTAGCTGTTCCAACAAATGCAGTCTTAATTACATTAGGATCTAATCCATATTTTCTATATCCCAAAAGTATGCCAAAAATACCAGAAAAGAGAGAAAAGAATATAAATTTCAACCACGCAGGCATAGGAACAAGTGCCAAAATTAAAATGATAACAATTGAGGCTATAAACGCAGCAAAAAACTTGCTGCTGAATTTTTTACCCTGTTTCTTCTCCTCATCGACTTTGACATTTTCACTTACATAATAAGTTATATAAAGTTGGACTAATAAATTTGCTAAAATTAACGCAAAAAAAGAGCGCTTTTCGCTAATCAACTTAAATACTTGTGATATATCATTCTTAAAAATAGATTTTTTTCTTTTATTTGCTAAATTAGATTTACTAGATTTATTAGAATTATTAGAATTATTAGAATTATTAGAATTATTAGAATTCATAGTTTTATAATAAAATAGTATAAAATAAAATTAATCAGCATCAACTTTTAATGCATAAAAAAAATTAGACATATCTATATAATAATCAAACGAAGCAGTTATAAAATCTCCTTCATAGTCGCGTAGCAATATATTATTTGTTGTATGTACAATATATAATGCAAATAAGACAGCTAAAACAATTAGCAATAATTTTGTAATAACTAAATAATTATACATAAAATATTGTATGACACCTACTATTATTAGCAACACTAATGCATAAAATATACCGAAAGCCACTTTGTTGGTATATTGAATGCCACTCATTATTAGTGCTAGCCCAAATAATATCATAAAAACGAAAAGCATTACTGTTCCTACAGCTGACCCGTGCACAAAACCAGGGTCAAATTTGTGTTTTAGAGAGGCATATATTATTCCAAATGCTACTGAAAAGAGAGAAAATATTATAAATTTTACCACTATAGACATAGGAACAAAAATTAAAAGTAAAATAAATATTGTAGTTAATATATAAGCACTAACAATAATAATAGTGTTATATTTATTAGGATTTTCCTCTTCTTCTTTAGGCGTGTCTAAATTAATATTAGCACTTACATAATAACTAATGTAGTGCTGAAGTAGTAAATTTGAAAAAATTAATGCTAAAAATATTTTTTTTTCACTAATTAACTTAAATAATTGTGAAACATTTTTAGTTTTAGTTTTAGTTTTAGTTTTAGTTTTAGTATTAGTGTTATTTTTAGTGTTATTTTTAGTATTAGTATTAGTATTATTTTTACTAGAATTCATAGGCTATTATTAATTATATTATAGCACTATAAAAAAATAGAATACTAATATATATATGGACTTTATAAAAAATAAAACAGCAAAATTAAGAAGTTTAGGAAAAAGATTATTAACAAGAAGATCTATAGCTAGAATAGCTCCAGCACCTGTAGAAGAATTAGCTGCTTTAGATCCAACAGCACCGTCTTTAAGTCCAAGACGCGTTTCTTTAAGTCCAACAACAAAAGTAGTTACACATATTCAAAACACGTTCAGAAAAAGAAAAAGAAGAACACAAACGCTAGCAGATTTATCAAAACTAAACTCTAAAAGACTTGCTACAAGAAGAATTCAAAAAAAATTTAGAAAAGCGTTAGCAAATCCAAATGTTGAGAATTGTAGTATATGTTATGGTACTATGTTGTACCCAAGACTTACAAAAACGCTTCGTTGCGGTCATAAATTTCATAGAAAGTGTGTTGAACAATGGAATGCCACTAATCCGACTTGTCCATTTTGTAGAGCATCTATAGAACCAGAAATACCGTATCACCTACAAAGGCGTATTTCAATGCCTACTAGTAATATTAATACTACTATTAATACTGTCAATGCGTTAATAGAAGGATTGGCTAATGTTGCTACTATGGTTGAAGCAATTGGCTTGATAAATGAAACAGATATACTAATTGATAGCTTGCCAGAAAGAGAACGAGCATTTTTCAAGGAAGAACGAAACCAAGTATGGCTACAAACGTATCCACGATTACAAGAACCACCTAGACAAAGCAGAGCAACTATTGATACTATTAATCGTGCTAATGCGTTAATAGATAGTATGAGTCACGCAACAACATTTGATGAGGCACGTAGCTATATGGACAATTCAACAATAGTAATTAATAGATTACCGCGCAATGGAAACGCATTCAGAGAGCTATCAGATAGACAATGGGCAACTTGGTTACAAGCACACAGGAGACTATCAGCACCTATACAAAGCAGGGCCTCCTATTACTGATAATGGAATAACAACAACAGCCTATAATAGAAATAGAAGCAGAGCTAATGTTCAACCTATTACTGTTAATGGAATAACAACAACAGCCTATAATAGAAGCTCACAGCTTGATACTCATCCTACTACTGGAATAACACCAGCTGAGTATGATAGATTAATACATGGAATGTATTAACTAGCTAGCATAAAAACTTTTATGCTATACTATAATATAAAAAATAATATATTATAGAATAAAAATAATATACTATAGAATAAAAAATAATATACTATAGAATAAAAATAATATAATATAGCATAAAATAAAATAATATATTATTATATAATATATGCCTTCGCAAACACGTAGGTCATCGCGATTAAGAAGTTCTGCTGCTAGAAAAATTCAAAAACAGTTTAGAAGTAGAAAAAGGCAAAGGTCAAAAGCAAGTCGTAAAATTCAGTCAAAAGTTCGAGGAAAACAAACTAGAAAAGTAATAAATAGAGAAAAAAATACTAGCACAACAGTTCATGATTGTCCAATATGTTTTGAACCTATGACTAAAGATGTTCGTATTGCATTACCTTGTGGACATAGATTTCACGAAGACTGTATAAGGCGTTCATTGGCTAGCACTAATGGAACTTGTCCAAAGTGTAGGGCAGTTGTAACTAATATACCATATGTACCAGAAGGAAGAGCAAATCGAACATTTGGTAATGTTCCGCTTTCGCAACAACAACCACAAGCACCACAAGCACCACCAGCAATATTAGACCCTACACAACGAAGACAATATATATTACAACGTATGCAACAAATTGAAATGCTAGAACAACGATTAGCACAAATACCCGACCCGAGAGAAATGCCAAATATAACTATAACTCCAGCATTAGCTATTCAAGATAACGCACGCCAAATTGTAGCTGAAATACGAAGGCTATTTTATGAAGCTTCTGAAAATTATCAGAATTATAGAAATGTTAGAACAAATGGATCACTTGACCAAGATGTTACTAATATGTATTATATAACGCTTGATTTATTAAATCGCGCGCAAGTGCTTAGAAATATTGCAACGCAAATTGTAGATGAAATTGGCGATGAAATTGGCTATGTTGATGAACCTCCAGACCTTATGTAATATTACAATATTTTTATAGCCTTATATTATTTTATAATAGTATATTATTATAGTATATTATTATAGTATATTATTATAAGTAATATATGGCAAAAACAAGAAAAGTTAGAAAAAAGAGAAATTTAGTTAAAAAATATAAATCAAGAAGATATGCAAAAGGGAAAAAAGACGAAATCTCTTTTTTACTTAAAACTATGTTAAATGATGTTCATTCAAGAACATATGGTCGAGAATTTGTTGACCCTGGAAATCCATCAGTTGTATCACATATAGTTTCACATCTTCTTCTTAAAGAGAGCGATATCCCCATGGACCGAGCAGAAGGTGCGCCTCCAAGATATTATAACTATCGGGATGCTTTTATTATGTCACTTGACCCTTCTCATTTTACACGTTATGAACATGGAATATATGACCCCCAATTTGACCCGATGGTTTTAAATGCTAGTGACAGACAGAAATATACAGAAGGTATGCGAGCCTTTTCTAATAGTTCTAATATATGGCCTAATGATACTAGCGAGGCTATATTTTATATGAGCCTATGGAAAGCAGATAGAACTATTAAATTTAGAGGTCGTTTTTTGCCCAGATACCCTAATGATCCACGGGCTGTGCCTGCGCGTGCTAAATATATGCAAGCTTTACAAGCCAGAAAGGAGTTAATTACTAGTCATATAACCTATTTTATGGAACTTTACGAACCAATGTTTAAGCTGTATGAAATAGAAAACTATCAGAGGTTTATAACTAATGCTATAGATATAAAGCTGGTAGAGCTAGGGAATTGGATAAAAATACTTAAAGGATTACATGATGCTTGGCTCCCATATTAATAAGACGTATAATATAATAATATTATTTTTATAGTCTTATATATTATATATATTATATATAATATATATAGTATGCCTTCACAAACGCAAAGACGTCGGTCATCGCGATTAAGAAGTTCTGCTGCTAAAAAAATTCAAAAACGGTTTAGAAGTAGAAAAAGACAAAGGTCAAAAGCAAGTCGTAAAATTCAATCAAAAGTTCGAGGAAAACAAACTAGAAAAGTAATAAATAGAGAAAAAAATACTAGTACAACAGTTCATGATTGTCCAATATGTTTTGAACCTATGACTAAAGATGTTCGTATTGCATTACCTTGTGGACATAGATTTCATAAAAACTGTATAAAGCGTTCATTGACTAGCACTGGTGGAACTTGTCCAAAGTGTAGGGCAGTTGTAACTAATATATCATATCCTTCTATAGAAGAACAAGAACGACAAATACAACCACTATTCGAAATACAACCACTAATACATGAATTAGATTATGTATTAGATTTAGAACCAATTGAACTAATAGGACACTATATAGAACGCGCACGCGAACTAGACACAATAGAACAAAGTATGGCACTACAAAGCCAACTATTACCTGATGCACCAGAAATTCCAAATATAGCTTATGAATATGCAGTAATTAATGAAGTAACTGCAAATGATACCGAGACTACTTTAATAAGTCTTCACGATGAAGCAAGTTATATAAGCACTAACTATGTAAGCTTTAGCACAAGGCCAACCAGAAATGATGAAATATTATGGGAACACCTTTTTACTATTACTAATAGAATTGCACAATTATTAATACACGCAAGACGCAATGCGCAAAATGCATTACGAATTTCAAACCATCTTGGCACGCAAATGCTTAGTGGTTCGCAAATGCTTAGTGGTTCGCAAATGCTTAGTGGTTCGCAAGCAAATGCTTAGTGGTTCGCAAATGCTTAGTGGTTCTCCTTAATAACTTTTTTATAAAAAAATTATTATAATAACCTTATATAATAGTATGTCATCATCTATTATTCAATCTAATGCGTCAAAAAAAATTCAATCAAGTTTTAGAGCTAATAGAACAAAAAAATTAGCAGCAACACAAAAAATTCAATCAGGTTTTCGAGGTTCTAGAAGTCGAAGAGCAGTAAAATTACTAAAAGAAACTATAAAAGAGACCAATGAATGCCCAATATGTTTTGAGCCTATGAAAAAAAATATTACAATTGCTTTACCGTGCGGACATATATTTCATACTAAGTGTATAAAACAGGCTTTGATTTATAATAATAAATGCCCCAACTGTAGAAGAGTTATAACTAATGTTTCACTACAATCTAGAAGTACAACTAGAGCTAGAACTAGAGCTAGACGAACGTTTAGAAACTTAGTATTTAGACCACTACAAATCCTAAGAAACTTATATAATGCCAGAACAATAAATAATAGACAAACACAAAATAATAATGTAGATAGTGTAATAAATACACTACAAGAGAGTATAGCAGCGAATGAGGCTGTGAAAGTTATAGAACAAAGAATAGCAACTATATTAGCGAGGACAACAAGAGCAACTACAAGGACAGCAACACAACGACGAAGAATTAGCATTAGAGATTTACAAATAGAAGAACTCAATTTAAGGGCAGCGCGCGAACGTTATCGACTAGCAAATGAAAGGGCAGAAGCTATGTATAATGCACTACCTGAATCACAGCGATTGCATTAATACAGCAATGCTTTTTTATAATACTATATAAAACAATATAAAAATATATTATTATATTATATGCCTTCAAGAAGTCGAAGTTCTTCAAGTCGAAGAAGAAGAAGAAGAAGTTCTGCAGCTAAAAAGCTTCAAAAACGGGTTAGAGGAAAACAAACTAGAAGAAGACACGCCCGCTCAATTGAACAAATTTATGCAAATTTAGAAAAAACAAATGAATGCTCAATATGTCATGAACCTATGGCAAAAAATGAAGCTATTACAAAATTAGGATGCACACACAGATTTCATAGTGGATGTTTAGAAAGTAGTATGCGCTCTGGACACGCTAATTGTCCATTATGTAGAACAGTTATACCTAACAATGCCTATGCACATTTAGCAGTTCCAAATATTACTTATGAAGAGGCGCTAGTTGCTAGAAACCAAGCATTAGAACGACGACGCTTAGCAACACAAGCATATAATGACGCAACACAAGACCTACGCAACTACATACAATCTAATCAAAGTCACAATGAGCGTGCAACCTCTCCAACTTATAATGAATTACTTAGAATCGAAGAAATCGCAGGTGAAGAATTAGGACAAGCACGCGACAGCGTTACTTATGCTATGAATATACTTAGGAGTTTGGATAATTAGAAAAATAGATAATTAGAAAATTATAAATAAGAAGTTGAGAGATTTACAGCATTATTATTATTATCTTGCTATAAGTTAATAATAATATAATATAGTCTAATGACTAATACACAGAAAAATAAAACAAATAAAACAAATAAAACAAATAAAACAAATCATAATGCTACAAACATTTATGATTTAGTAATAATAGGCGGAGGCATATCAGGTCTTTACACCTTATATAAATTGTCAAGCAAATATGCACATTTAAAAATTCTATTATTAGAGTCAGGTCAGCGTTATGGCGGTCGCATATATTCGTATAAAGAAACAATAGACAAGCAAGAATATGTTATGGATTTAGGCGCAGGACGCTTAGGATATCATCATAAACTCATAACTAGTTTAATAAATGAACTTGGCTTAAAGACAAAAATAATCCCCATTCCAAATACTAAAACATATATAGAAGTAGCAGCAAATAACAAAGTAAGCAATAAAACATCAACAAAAAACTACATTATGGACAAATTAACCCAATTTTTCTTTAGCCCCCTAGTTTCCAAATTAGGCAAGACGACAAAACAAGGCTATTATTTGTATGAGTTTCTTACAAAATATGTGTCTGCATCATTTTCTCGAAAAGTCGAAGACGTGTTCGAATATTCTTCTGACTTGAACGAATTAAACGCTTATGATGCTATTGAGTATTTTAAATATGATTATAATAAGAGCTCTGATTTTTTTACACTTAACGGAGGGCTAGAACAAATAATAGAACGGCTGTTGCTAGCTATTAAAAAAACAAGGGCTTATAAATCGCATAATATAAGGCTTCGTAATCTCTCTAATGTTGAAAATATAACTTATAAAAAGAATGATGTTAGCGACCTATTTGAAATAAGTGTTGCAAATTATAATAGTCAAGGGTCTAGCCCAGACACCCTATATTCAAAATATGTAATATGCGCTATTCCTAAAAAAAGCTTGACACAATTGACAATCTTCAAACCTTTGCTAAGCGAGTTAAACTCTATAAACTCAATTAATTTGCTAAGAATTTACGAGATTTATGATAAAGAACAAGACAGCGGCTCTGTGTGGTTCAAAAATATTGAAAAAACAATTACAAATACTAACGTTCAATTTGTGATTCCTGTTTCTTCAGACAATGGACTAATTATGAGTAGCTATAGTGATTGTGCTAATGCACGCTATTGGAATAACTTATTAGCGAACAAGGGACTTGATTACGTAAAAGTTAAACTAAACACAAAACTAAATTTGCTATATAGCATTTATAATATAAAGGTGCCTTTAAGTAAATATATCAAAATGTATTTTTGGGATGCTGGTGTGGCGTGCTGGAAAAAAAATGTAGACTCTGATTATTTAAGTGTTAAATTAATAAATCCTTATCCTCGTGTTTTTATTATTGGAGAGAATTATTCAAAGTATCAGGCATGGTGCGAAGGCGCTTTAATGACGTCTGAAAGTTGTATAGCTAAATTAGTGAAAATATTAACTAAGACTAAGACCAAGACTTTAAAACGTTCAATTAAACGAGGCAATAATAAGCTAGAGCTAGCAGTAAAAGTGAAAGTGGAAGAAACTACGTTAGGTGGTAGCGAAAAAAAAGCGTTTACATTGGGTGAAGTCAAAAAACATAATAAGAAAAATGATGCTTGGACAATAATTGAAAATAAGGTTTATGATATTAGTACTTGGATTCCAACACATCCAGGAGGAGACGTTATTTTGAAAGCCGTCGGCAAAAATGGAACGCGACTTTTTAAATCTGTTAATCATCCTAGTTTTGTAAAAGAAAACGTTTTACCAAAATATTATATTGGAAATCTAAGTAAATAAAATTAAATAAAATAATATAATATAATATAATATAAAAAAATAATATAATATAATAAAAAAAATAATATAAAAAATAAATAATATAATATACTTACTATATTAAAATAGTAAATGGGCATTGTAAGATTACCTATGAAATATGTCAATATACTACATATATTAGTTATTGGTGCATTATTAGTATATATTGGTTATTTTAAAGCTAAGTCACCAAAACCAATATATTATGCGCTAGGAGTATTAGGTTTGGCAATAATTTTATTTGTCCCATTTCCTACTTTAGAATTTACTAATTTAAGAAATATTTTGAATATTATTCATTATATAATATTTATACCAGGATTTATAGCTCTAGCATATTTTGGATTGCAAAAGAAACTAACTAAAGAAACATATAGAGCCTTAGGATTTGTTGGAGCATTTATTATTATTTATCATTTATATAAATTATTTACTCGACTAATGTAAAATTATTATATTATTATATTATATTATATTGTGCTAATATAATATGTCTAGCATTAATCAAAATACTATTAGAACCCCCAGAATGCATTTAAGGTCGGCAACTCGAAGACGCAATAATCCAAGTGCATTAGCGCGAAGAACACAGGCTTTAGAAACGAGCAGAACTAATTTAGGAAATACTATTAGAGAATTAGAAGCCGATTTAAGACAACAACGCGCTGCATTAGCCACACTAACTATTGAAGTTGAACGCGCACTAATACGCAGAGATGACGAAGGCGACCGCTATGAAAGGTTGAGAACAGAACGTGATAATTTAAGATACACACTTCTTACAAATTTTAATCAGTCCAACTTAGGGATGGAATATAAGGAACTTAAGAGATGGTGGTATGAGCACGTAAATAATGAAGATGAAAACACGGAAGACGCAAATTATTATGATAATCGTAAAGCAAGATTTGATCAAGTTAGTGCTCTTTTTGATGAGCTAATGGATACAGGTCTTGCTCCTATTATAGAACAAAAAGCACTAGCACGCGAAACATACAGACTAGCAAGCACACATCATTATAGTTTATATCAACAACAACAAAGTATAATGAGGATTGTAAGCGACCTTGAGCGTAGACTTACAAGAGCACGTATTCGTGATACACAGTTAAATCAAGCGCGCGGTAAAAGACAAGGCAAATCTAAAAAAAAGGGCAAAAGAGGCAAAAAGGGTGGAGCATGGAGCGCTAAATATAAGAAATCTATTAATTGTAGAAAACCGCGTGGGTTCTCTCAAAAACAGTATTGTAAATATGGAAAATAAAATAATTAATATTATATATTATTATAATGTATTAATAATATATATATGTCTCCAATATCACCAGAATCAGAATTAGGAAGACTAATTGCTATAAAAAAAGAATTAGAAAATTTATTAACTAAAATTAGCGCTATTACTAATATGTCAAATACAAATATAGCTAATATTAAGCTTAAAGTTAAACTAATAATTGCTAATATAAAAAGAGTTAAGGCATTAAGGACCAGTTATTTACAATCCTTTAATAATGACCTTAATAGTATTAATAGTATAATCAGTAGTGGAGAGACTATTAAAAACATCAACATTAATAGTCACAGATTAAATTCATTAATTAGTAATTTAGACACTCTTAGTCTTCAAACAACAACAGCTATTGTTGAAATAGCTAATCTAGTAAGTGCTCTTGATTTAAATGAAAGAAGAGAACTAGGTCTAGCTTCAAATTCTAGGTCTAGGTCTAGACCGGTTCCTCGTCTTCTTATTCCTCCTCCTGGTCTTCCTTCCTACTCTGCTCCTCCTCCCTTATCTGCACCACCAAGACTACAACGCCAACCTAATATAGGGACGCGTCCAACCAGTCTTGTCCGACAGCCAGCTATGCATTTATCACTAGATGACTTAGAATTAAATTTAACACCATCACGAGCCCCATCTAGTGCCTCGTCCACTTCATCTAGAAACGCATTTGGCAAAAAATATTTTAGAGCAAGAAAAATAACACACAGAAAAAGAGGCGCTAAAAAAACTAGAAGAAAACAAAAATAAAAATAACAAAAACTAAAATAAAGTATTATTTAGAATTAATTTAAAAACAATTTAAAAACAAAAACATAATATATATTTTAAATATATATTATGTCTCACTTAAGTTCGCCAATGTCAATAGCTATTATGATATTTTACTCTATTTTAACATTTTTCGTAGGTCCTTATTTAACTAGTCCATTTTTTAAGGAGCCTTCTGATAAATGTATTGCTGGATTTTTAGTAGGTTTCACAATTAGTATTCTTTTATGGATTAAAATTGGAAAGAATTATGCTAAATAAGCAACAAGCTTTAATAATACATAAATCATTGATGCAAATAATACACTATTAGCAATATAACCGTATAAATTTGGATTACCATCACTTTTAAATAAAAACGGAAGCAACTTTTTATTGTATTGTTTAACTATTGGCAATTGAAATAGAAAAAATAATAGCGCAATTATTACAGGCAATTGTAATTCACCATATAATTTTTCATAATAAGCGCCACTTTTTATTTGTTTTGAATTAGCGTCTACCAAATTTTGAGGGGTTATACTATTTTTAATATAATCTTCTTGAAACTGTGGAGGAGGTATATAATTGGGTTGACTTTGAACATCATTTGCAACTTTTAAAGGTTCCATCGGAATATCCCGCGAAGGTAATGCTGTTGTTCCATAAGCAGCCGCCTTTTGTATTTGACTTATTAATTCATTATAGTTAGGTGGAGCCTGACTTTGCTGACTTTGATTACTATTTTCCATAGTTATTGGACTATTTTGCATCATTGGATTGTTCATAGTAGAACCGCCACTTGATGGCAATAATTGAGTATAGCTCGATGTAGTCATTTGATTATTATTAGTTGATACAATCTCATTTCTATTTAAAACAACATTTTGAGGTTGTTGGCTCATCATTTGTTGTTGTTGTATATGTCCGTTTTGATTATTTAATAAAGGAAGTTCATTTATGGAAGTAATTCCACTTGAAGACATTAATTAATTAATTAATATAGTTCTCTAAATATTTATTCATTTAATAACGCAAATAAAATTTAGCAATAATGCAACACTTAAAAAATAATTAAAATTATTGTTAAACAAATAATAATTTTAATAGTTACTTTACTTATTTATTTACTTATTTTAGTCTAGTCAAGCTCTTCCATATGCGATTCAGTGTCTTCCTCTACATTTACGTCTTCCTTCTTTACTTCATTTTCTTTAGTATCTTTAGCATCTACAGTCTCTTCATCGTCATCATTGAGCGAAAGCCCAAGCTTAATCATATTATTAATACGATTTACAAAAGTTGCCGGTTCTTCAATAGAAAACCCACTTGAAATTAGTGACGACTCGTATAATAAACTTACTAAGTCTCTAACCATAGCGTCATTGTCTGCCGACTTAACGCGTTCTTTAAGTGATTTAATAATACTATGATGCGGGTTAATTTCCATAATTTTTTTCGACATCATATATGAATTATTAGTGTCACGCAGTGCTTGTGCTTTCATAATTCGTTCCATATTAGCAGTCCAACCATAATCACCTGTTACTAATACACAAGGAGAGTTAACAACACGCTGGCTTAATACGACCTTTTCAACATTAGGTCCAAGGACTTCCTTAATTTTCTCTGTTAGTGGCTTAAAATCATTTACACAAGTTTCCCATTTTTGTTTCTCGTCTTCACTAGAATCAAACGTTAGTCCCTCTTTTGTAACACATACTAGCGACTTACCTTGATATTCTTTAAGTTGCTGAACACAATATTCATCAATTGGATCAATCATAAAAAGAACCTCAAGATTTCTCATTTTGCATTTCTCAATAAATGGTGAATTTACTACGGATTTTAGCGACTCGCCTGTAATGTAATAAATTTGCGTTTGACTAGACGGCATATTAGCAACATAATCGCTTAGCGAAACCATTTTTTGCCCCGACTTCGTGCTATGAAACATTAATAACTCGCTTAATTTTTCACGATTTGAAGCATCTTCGTGAATTCCAAGCTTAATATTTTTACTAAACTGTTCGTAAAATTTAGTATAGTCTTCGTCATTAGCTTTAATTTCTGCAAATAAGTCTAAACACTTTTTAACAATGTTTTTCTTAATCACTTTTAGAATTTTATTTTGTTGCAGCATTTCACGCGAAATATTGAGCGGAAGGTCCTCGGAGTCTACTACACCTCTTACAAACTTTAACCATTCAGGAATTAAATCTTCGCAATCATCAGTAATAAATACACGTCTAACATATAATTTAATATGTCCGTGTTTTTTCGTATTTGGCTCAAATAAGTCAAAAGGAGCACGCTTTGGAACAAATAATAGACCAGTAAATTCTAGCTGACCCTCAACAGAAAAATGTTTAACCGCTAAATGCTCTTCCCAATCATTTGTTAGTGATTTATAAAATGAGGCATATTCCTCTTGTAATACAGTGTCTGGTTTTTTAGACCAAATAGGTTTCTGCTTATTTAGCAAAACATATTCACTTACAACTTCTTCAACTGTTTTTGTTTTCTTTGCTTTTGCCTCTGCCTCTGCCTCTGCCTCTGCCATTTTTTCAATATTAGCTAAGTCTTCGTCCTTAATTTCTTCGATTTCTGGTTCGCATTTTTCACAAGGCGATTCATCTTTAGCGCCTTCACCTTCTTCACCTTCTTCACCTTCTTCTTCTAGTTCTACTTCTTTTGATACAGTTTTTTCCACATAAAGACTAATCGGATAGTTAATAAACTCGGAATGCTTTTTAACTAGCTCCTTAATCCGAGTTTCTTCTAAATAATCAAGCTGATCCTCCTTTAAATAACACGTGATTTTTGTTCCACGTCCAAGGTCAATACCGGAATCATCTTTTTTAATAGTAAATGAACCACCAGCATTTGATTCCCACACATATTGCTCATCATCATTATTTTTAGAAGTAACAACAACCCGCTCAGCAACTAAATACGCAGAATAAAACCCAACTCCAAATTGCCCAATCATATTAATGTCTCCCTGACTCTTCATAGCCTCCATAAACCCTTTTGTCCCAGATTGAGCAATTGTTCCCAGATTTGTAATCATATCCGATTTGGTCATACCAATACCCGTGTCTAAAATAGTTAGTGTTTTGTTTGCCTTATCCGGAATAATTTGAATAGTTAATTCACTATGGCTGTCTAATACACTCTTATTTGATAGCGAATGATGCCTAATTTTATCTAGTGCATCAGATGAATTAGAAATTAATTCACGTAAAAAAATGTCCTTATTTGAATAAAAAGTATTAATAATAAGAGACATAAGCTGATTGATTTCAGCCTGAAAAGCAAATGTTTCAACAGGAGACGACATAATAATAATATTACTACGCAGTGTTTTTTTAAATAATTTTTATTTATTATTTAAAAATTCTTTAGACTAAATAAAATAGCGTAATACAATGTATAAAAACAGTTTTAATAATATATTAGTGTTATCTTCTTGTGTTGTAACATTTAAAGAATTATAAGCGTTAATAGCATGCATATTATAAGTAATCTTAGTATCAACATTCATAATTAATGCTAGTTAATTATAGATAGCTATTTTAAATCAATTTTTTATATTTTATATTTTAATTACATAAATTTGGTAGAAAAGTCTAGTGTTTTGCTTTTTGACCCACATTGTATATTTTCTTCCACTAAAGAGTAGCACTTTGTTTTATCCGTGTCACTTGCAAATATTTTGTCCCTTAACGCATTATGTTGAGGACCTATAAATCTATAGCAGTCTTTGGAATTACATATTTGTCTAAATAGTGTTGCAAATCCCAGCCCTAATAACACGGATAATATTATTTTTCCAATATTTGTATACATTAAGTTTTTAACAACGTTCTTAATCATAATTATATAATCTATATATTATATATTATATATTATAATATAATCTATAACGGCAAAATTTCTATTTTACTTTTGTTGCTAGGACATTTAACATCTTTTATTTTGTAACCATAACAATTTCCAGCCTCGTCTTTATATTCGATTTTATCTATATTATGAGGTGTAGGATATACAACAACTTTTCTATTATAGTCAAAGCAATACATATATGTTAAACCTAATAGAAAAGTGATTAAAAAAACAGTAATATTTATATATTTTGTTGAGCTATATATTCTTGTAAAAAATTTATTAGACTTATTTACCATTAGCTTTTCTATAAATATAATAATATATTTAAAATAATTAATCTTTTTAATCTTTTTAATCTTTTTAATCTTTTAATTCAATTATTAAATCTTCTAAATTGTATGCGTTTTGAAAAAAAATATATTGGTCTTGTTCGTTTTTTTCGACATAAGAAGACTTATATTTTAGATTCATTATTTCACTACCTAATGGCGCCATTTTTGTCTTATAGATTTCCATAGCATTTTTTAAATACGTTATTTGTCCGCTTGATTTATATAAATCGAGAGCCTCAGCATATTGTTTTTTACTATTTTCAAAAACCAATATTTTTTCTTGTATTAAATTTTGTAATTCTTCATTATGAGTAATAGAATTGTATAAAGTTAATAAATTGATGTAAGTTTCTTGGCTATTGTTTAACTGTTGTTTCAAAAGTTCGAATGTTTCTATTGCTCGTTCTTCTTCAATATAATTGAATAAGAAGTCTAATTTAGTAGTTATAATATTTTTTTTATAGCTTTCTAGAGCTTGCTTTGTATTATTTAATTTTTCACTAATATGCGCAAATTTCTTTCGTGTAATAGTCAAATCTAATTTGCAAGGCTTTACACTATTACCGCAAGTTGCTCTTAATATATCACTATTTTCAGTAAATAGGGTTCCGCCATCTTGCTTACAATTTATACATTTTAATTTGAGTTTTGCAAAAGTCTGCTTCTTTTGGTCATAATCTTTACCGTAAGTCCCCGCTAATTCATTTATTTTCTTTTGTTTTACTGTGTCATAGCTATTTTTTAATTTATAATAATCTTGTAAATCTTTATAATAACTATCAGATGTCATAATTAAACTATATTATTAATATAGTATATATTTATTTTTACTTTATAATTTATAGTATGCTTAATAATATATATATAAAGGTATTAAATAGAATTTAATAAATTTTTATGATTGTTAACCACTAAGAGAAAACCACTAAGAAAAATACAAGTTTTTATGTAATAAATTAGCCTCGACGTGATTACTATAGTCGGGTAAGTTTGTTATCATATTATTTTTTATTCTTTGTTGATTATCTATATTTTGGCGATTATAATAAACTAATTTAGACATTATATATTCTTTGTCTTTCATACTTTTCTCATAATATTTTTTGCTCATAGAACCTCCTTTATAACGCGTAAATAATATTATTCCTAATATTAATACAAAAACTATAAACATAGTAATATTGTAAAAAATATTGTAATTTTTTTGTTTATAGTTATGGCAATTTTTTAGAACCTCTCTTAAAAAATATTTTACTCCATTGTCTACTAATTTAGGTTTACTAGTTGGGTTATTAATTGATTTGCTAAATTGTAAATTTGTATAATTTGCAATATCAAAATTCATTATTTATAAGTAGCGCTTTTTTTTATAATATTAAATTAATACTTATTTAAGTATTAAATAGCTATTAAATAAGTTATTAAATAGCTATTTATTATATTAGTCTATTTTATACTAATATGGCAGAAGGAGATGTACCAAGCCCAGCAAGTACACTAATATATTTTATACTAGTAACATTAGGGTTCTTAATTTTTACAGTTTTTACCGTTAATAAAAGTGCAGATATTGTAGCTATTAATAACTCTAAAGATAGCAATGTTATAAATTTTATATATATATTGTTTATTATTATAGGTTCATATTTCTTAAATGTTCATAATTCGCGAATGATATGCGACCAAAGCATTGAATGGAATTATATATTAATAGTTACAGTTATGCCTTGGTTAATAATATTTGTATTATTATATTTTATTTTAAAATTATTTCCAGGTTGGGTCTCTCCTTTTTCTAATACTATTGGATATATGTTTGTATCAATGTTAGGTGTTTCGACTGCATTAGAAAAATTAATGCCAGACACTACTAATCTAGAAGAAAAACCCGATTTAGTTAAAGCTATTAATACAATTAAAAATAATAAATCTAAATTTATAAACCAAATAGATATAAATTTATCTAATTTTGAAGCTTTTATTAGTCAATTGAGACAATCAAAAATAATTGACTATGGTGGTGATAGTGCAGATAAAGAAAATACAGATATTATACATTTATATAAATTAATAACAATAAAGCACGTTATAGGTAAAATTGTATGGTACATATTAGCAGGAATTTTAATAAGCTCAATCAGCTATAATTACATTATAGGTATTTCGTGTGAAAAATCAGTAGACCAAATTATTAAAGATTATGAAGAGGCTAATCCGACTTAATAATCAACTCTAATAATTGAATCTATCAAAATTTATATAACATACAATAAAGAAATACGAGGCTATTGCTAAGATTATTACTGTTAACCATAATGGTAATATTGTTTTATTTTTATAACCTATTCCAAATTCGCGAGGCCGTCCATTAGTATCAAAAATAATGGACGGTTTTATAAACATTATTAGTGCAAAGAATATTAAAAAAACAACTATTGATACTAAATTTATATTTTTTATTACAAATTGTTTTAACATACTTAATATTATATATTATTTATAATATATAATATATAATATTATATAGTGTTTTATTCTTAATTTTTATATATTATTTTATTTGCTAAATGCTTAAAAATAGTGGTTTAAGAGTATTATTGACTTCTTTAACATCAAAATTATGAGCATATTTTAAGTAACACCTTAAAGTCATTGCTACATCTACAAGTGAATTATGCAAATCTTTGGGAACTTGTTCATTTGGAAATAATATAGTATATAATTCGCTAAGCTTTGGATTTTTATAATATACTTGATTTGTTGCAGTTAATCTCTCTAACTTACAAAAATCAGTTGTGTTTTTCATAGTGCAATACTCTGGTTTATGTGTCATTATATTATGCTTAAACTCTGTGAAATATTGTGTGACATTATTTCTAAAACATTCTACAAAAATAAGCCGTTTATCGAATGATAAATTATGCCCGACTACAATATCACACATTTTTAAATGTTTATTAAATTCTTTTAATGCCTCTACAATACTTATTCCTTGGACATCTAAAATCTCTCTACTTATATGATGTATATTATAACTTTCTTGCGAAATAACTATAGAACCATCAATAGCTATATAATTATCTTCAATTAATGCACTATTAGCCGATAAATCATACAAAATATAACTAAGTTGAACAATATATGGCCACTTTGATTTATCATAAATAGAAGCCCCTTTTTCTTGTAATCCAGTAGTTTCGGTATCAAATACTAAAACTTTCATAGTATTATTATTATACTACTAATATTTAATGTTTTTAATAACTATCAATTTTAGAATATTTTAGAATATTTATAAATTAAAAATTGTATTTTGAGAGATTGTTATTGTTAATCCAACACAATAAGGTTGTCATTATTGTATTCTTCACCTGAATTCCATATAACATTAGAACCAATATATTTTCTTAAAGGATTAGGTCCGTATTCTAAATAATATACTTTATCCACTGCATCGTAATCGTTTGATTTATAATACACCTCTAATTCGGCATAAGTGTTACCATTAATTAATGGACCATCTGAAACTTTTATGCGCATCATAAATATATAATCACACACATATACTTTAAAAATATTAGCACACACATCTAAAGAACACGTGGTCATATATAAAATATGTTTATATAATATATAAAATAAATATAAAAACAATATAACATATATATAGTATAGCTATGCAAATTTTCGTAAAAACACTTACAGGAAAGACGATTACACTAGAAGTAGAGTCATCTGACACTGTTGACAACATTAAGGCCAAAATTCAAGATAAAGAAGGTATTCCGCCCGACCAACAGCGTTTAATTTTTGCTGGAAAGCAACTCGAAGATGGGCGAACACTAAACGATTATAATATTCAAAAAGAGAGCACACTGCATCTTGTATTACGACTACGAGGAGGATTTTAAGATAGGATTATAATGCGTTTTATATTTTATATTTTATATTTTATATTTCAAACTATAAAATATAAACTAAATAATTTAGGATTTCTTATATAAAATATTTATATATTTATATATGTCATTAAAGGCTGGTTCTATTGTTTACTATAATGGAGGAGTAGCCATTGTATATGCTAGTTATCCTACTACAAATGAAGTAGTATTAAAATTTCTTAATAAAAATTATGCAGTGGTTACAAATAAGGTAACTAGTAATGGTATTACACTAGCAACTTCAGTAAGTGGAAACAATAAAATAATAGAAAATATACAAACTAAAAGTGAGGGAACTATTAGAAATATGTTACTCAAATTAAATAATATTAACATTCCAAAACCACAACAATCGACTAAAACACCAAGTAGAAGAATAATGCCATCACGAAAATCAGTAGCAGAAATGATAGCATCTAGATATTCTAGTTCTAGTTCAAGTTCTAGCGATGAAGATAGTGATTTCGATATTACTAAATTCAAAGAAGCTAATGGCCGTCGCAGTCGGCGTCGCATATCTATACATCATAAAAAGTCTAATAGGCGACAAAAGTCTAATAGACATCATAAAAAGTCTAATAGGCGACAAAAGTCTAATCGCCATAAAATGCACCCTAGAAAAAAATAGATTTTTTTATTTAGCAAAACATTATTAATTGTATTTAGGAATTAATAATTTATTATTTTGTTTTTAAATAATTTTATAATATAGTTATATATATATAAATATGCCAACTCCCGAACAATATAACATCGCTTTTGAAAGAGAAAGACAAGGTATGTTAGATGCTATTGAGAAAGCGAAAGAAGCAAATGAAGCTGCGTTAGCATCAATTGCCAGAGGAAAAAAACGTATTAAAAAACTACGTAGAAAAGGAACAAAAGGAACAAGAAAAGGCTCAAGAAGAAGAGGCAGACGCTCAAGAAAACATTAATACTAAATTTTTCATAATATATATTTAATATTTTATTATATATATATATATAATTATGCGTAAAGTAACAAAAAAAAAACATAGAAAAGCAAGAACAAGAGCAACAGCAATAACAAAAATAAACATTAAACATAATAAAGGTAGAGGCCCAGAGGAAGAAGCAGATTATATAAAGGCTGTGGATAAAATTAAACAAATATTTGGTAAGAAGATACTTGAGAACGCAATGCTCTACGGTAAAGCTAAATATATTCAAAAATTAATAGATTTAATAAAGATGGAGAAATGTAAACATAGTACTAATATAAGCAATGAAGAACAAATTACTAAGATTTTACGCCCTGCTTTACAAGATTTGTTAATTTATATAAGAGATGATTATACTCTTGATGTTCCATTTATTGGAACTACTCGTCCTTTACAATTAGTCATTCCAAGAGTAGTAAGTGTTAATACAGTTCTTAGTCCTAAAAGAATAAATGACATATTAGCAATAGCAGAAAAAAACAAATATGTAGAAGACCAATTAATAGAAGAATTTATTCAAAATTTAACAGTGCTCAAAACAGGATTCAAAAGTTCTGTAGTTGTGCCAGACCTTCCATCTGCATCTTTACCTGCACGGGCATCTTTACCTGCGCGGGCACATCTAGAAGTACCTGCATCTTTACCTGCACGGGCATCTCTACCTGCATCTCTACCTGCATATCTACCTCCACCAGCACCACCTCCACCAGCATCACCTCCACCAGCATCACCACCACTTCCTCGTCCATCTTCATATAAATCTCCACGAACTTCTAAATCTCCACGTAAATCCGAATCGCCATATAAACCCAAATCTCCATATAGAGCTAAATCTCCGAATCCAGTTGCAGCAATAGGAGTACGAGTAGCAACAAAAAAAAACCCAAATGCAATTAGGGTTGATGCTGATAGTGTGTTAGTTATTAATAGACGTGGAGAAGGAAAGAATTATAAAAATACCAGACGCCACAAGTAACATTAATATTTAGCATAAAAAAATTGATTAGATTATAATATAATCTAATTTATTGAGCAAAAGCATAAAGCGAAAAGCTATGAACGAGCCAATTACTAAGTATTTGATTAACGCAATTTTGGAAAAGGAAACTATTAAAAACTTTTATGAAGTATTAACCAAATTACATTATCACAGTGAAGACGACTTACAATTAAAGACAAATTATGCTATAATTTTGTTTGTTGAAACCTTATTTTTAGATGAAAACAACGGTTACAAAGGGTTAAAACTACCTTATACATTAGAATGTCAACTTTATGAAGAATTAGCTAACTCTAAATTAGAAATATTTAATTATGCAACGTTTAAAGCATCGGCTCATAATGATTTAGTTGGATTACGTTCGCTTATTGATGACTTTAAAAAAAATACTTGGACTCTGATTTTTGGTTATTATGTGCACAATAAAACATTAGATTTATTAATTAGCAATGATGATTGCTTTGACATTAAAAAAAAAATATATGCTAGCATTTGTAGTCTTAAAGAAGAAACAGAACTATGCACTAGTTGTAAAGACGAAGACGAACATAAAGGCGAAGAAGACGAATGTTCTATTTGCTTACATGTTATGGACCCGTCTAGCACTATTACAACTTTGTGCGGTCATACTTATCATAGAACATGCTTATATCCAATGTTTGATGAGGCTGTTAAAAAGTATTCAAGTAAACCAAAAATTAGTTGCCCATTATGCAGAGCAGATGTTTTTATAAAGGCGAAGTTATCATTGATGGAAATAACACATTATTAAACAAAGCAAAACGAAAAAAAAACATTTTTTTTATGAAAAATAAGAGACAAAAGACATTAGCAATAGTCTCTAACTAAAAGGAGCACGACATAATGGGCACGGAACACACGTTTTGCAACTATTTTCTTTTTGCTCTAAGAACACACGCTTACAATCGGCTAAACATCTGTGATGATATATATGTCCGCACTCAGTTTTAACACAAACAGGATTTTCTGAATTATTCTCCAAACATATAGAGCAAGCCCAACCTAGTTCATGCTTAATGTCGATTGCTAATACTTTCAATAACACAACATCTATATTGTTAGTGCGCTTAGACATATGAGGCAAGTTATATTGTGTCGACATAGTCCGACTGCTAAACCACGAAAAAGGACGGTCAAAGTCGCTTTCTATTAGGCATTCTCCGTGGTTTGTTACCCAGCTTTTTGCTTCGGCTGTCAAGTCGGTGTCCATATCCCAAAATTCTGAACTAGTCAAACGACTAAATGCGTCTTCTAGTTCATAAATTAAGTCATCTTCATTGACTGGAAAAGAAGGCATGTCCTGTTGTTCTAAACGCTCAATAGTTTGACGTCTCATTTCCTTAGTCACTACATTTCGAAGACAATGCTCAAACTTTGACATTTTATCTTCATCATACCACGAATGTGTTCGCACCCAACTATTCATAATTGCCTTCAAATCTCTTGAAAGCTTACTTAAATCAATAGTTTTTTGAATTTCTTCTACTATCTTAGCGATTTGATAATTTATGATAGACACAAAAGCAGAGTGTTCATACATTGTGTTAATACGAATACTTTGCGTTGTTAGCCAATTATCCATACTCCAATTATCCATACTATCACTACTATCCATACTATCCATACTACGCTCAAAAGCAGTACCATCGTAATCATACAAAGCTCTAGCTCTAATAGTATCCATATTTTGTTTTGTTTTGCTTTGCTTTGTTTTGCTTTGCTTTGTTCAGGCTAATAATTAGCTAAATAAAAAATCATTTCAATTTTAATTAGCATAAAAAAAATATATAAAGACACAATACGCTAGTCTTTAATTAACGTCAGCACGACACAACGGGCACGGCATACAATCCTTGTAATAATTTTCCTCGCGTTCAAAGTATGAACGCTTGCACTGCTCCAAACAACCCCGATGGAATATGTGCGCACACGCAGTTTTAACGCAACTAGGGTCTTCTGTGTCATCATCCAAACAAATAGGGCAATCCCAAGGTTCTTCATGCATGAAGTCATATGGCGCTAGCTCTAAATCGACGTTCTTGAGATGCCTAGGAACATGAGGCAAATTATAATGCGTCGTCCTTGATTCATTGCAAAACCATGCGAAATTATGATCGTAGTCACATTGCAAAACGTGGTCACTGTATTGTTGTGCCCACGAAATCGCGTAGTTTGTCAATCGAGGAGCTGTCTCCCATTCCATGAGTTCCATCCAACGTGATGTCCGTTCCACTGCATCATAGAAATGACCTTCATTGAGAACTCCGTCTTTTAACACCGCCCTCTTTGCCTGTAAAAAGGTAGTCATAAACACTCTAATTTCATCAGCCACCGCAGCCTCCAAACAACACTCAAACTTTGCCACATAAACCTCGTTGTACCATGAGTGAGTTCTTATCCAGCAATTCATGACGGCCTCCAATTCTCTGGGAAGTTTCCGTACGTCAAACCTGCGTTGGATAGCCTCTACTGCTTCATCGCCTACATTGTTGATTCTTGTCCGTAGCAGAACGTCATCAATAATAAGATCGCCAAACAAGCTCCGGATCTCGGCAAACATAGTGCTCTTCTTTGCTCTCTATATATAAGCGCTAGGCTAGCAATTAACTAAATAAAAAATAATTCAATTTTAAAAAAGTATAACAACATATTTTTTATTTTTATTTGTAAGAAAAAAAATATGCAAATCACACAAGACACCTTTAAAGAGTTTCAGCACGGCACAAGAGTTTCAGCACGGCACAAGAGTTTCAGCACGGCACAAGAGTGCCAGCGCCCACAAGAACCAAACCAATCTCTTCCTGTTCCTGGTCCTGGTCCTGGTCCTCTTCCTGCTCCTGGTCCTCTTCCTCTTCCTGGTCCTCTTCCTGCTCCTGGTCCTGCTCCTCGTATTCTACAGGCTTAGGACGATGAGGCATAATATGACCCACCACTTCATTTACACAGTCGTAATACTGAAAATATCCACCGTCCCCGCCCTCTATCAAGCGACCCTCATCATGCTCCTTTACCCAATGCAAAGCCTCAGCCTCCAGCTCAGCACCCATGGTAGGCCAATATTCTTCCTTATAATAATGCAAACTATTTGACGCGGTGCACAAGGCATAAAACAAATCCTTTTCCGGGTATACTAGTCCACCCTCCTGAATCATCCACTCTGACAAAAGGTCAAACACCCGAGTCTTCAGCTCCCGAGACACGACTTCCCACAAACACTTCTCAAACTTTGCCCCTCCGTCGTCGTCATACCACCCAGTTCTTGCCCACATATTCATAATCTCGAGCAACTTTTCAGGAAGATGCGCAATAATCACACGACATTGAATACCCTCCATCGCAGAAGCAATAGCGTCCTTGACCATCTTGTCATGCTCAATGTTGGTCATCAACTCCATAATCACTTGAGCACTCATAGTCGCTCTCTCTCTATATAAATGCTAGACTACCAATTAATTAAATAAAAATCAATTCAATTTTATAAAAACATAACAACATTATTACTTTTATTTTGTAGAATCTATACTATCCATTTCAATGTCTAGACTAGCAACCTCTTTATTGAGCAAAGATTTGCTATTTATGAATTTTTTTTCATCAAGTAACATTTTTATTGTAATAATTACAATTACTTCTTCTACTAAGACAGAAAATAACGCAATATCTATTTGTGTTATGCTAATTAATAATGTAAAAATACGCCTAATATTATTTATTAAAAACATAGTATTTGCGTAAAAATATAATTGTGCTTTACTAAAGTCAGCTATTTCTTTTTTATCTGGATTATAAACATTCATATATAATATTGGGTCTCCAAATTCTTGAATAATAACTCTAATTATATCATTTACAAATATTAATGTTAATAAACTATAATATTTTGGCATAGTATTAATTTGTACGCTTATAAATATAAAATCATCATTTGGTCCAAAGCGAAAATATGTAGATTGTGTAGTAAAATCTGTTATATAAAATCCTATAAATACTACCAAACAAGTATTTAGAAAAAGACATAGTCTAACTTTATTTAATTGATTCATTAGACTTGTTATAAAATTTTTTCAGCTACTAATATTAAGTTTAAAATTTTAAATTGTTTCTTATAATAATAATAATAATAATAAAATAAAAAATTAAAATTAAAAAAAGTTGATAATTCGAATGATTAAGCTATTTACCATGCCAGTCATAAGCGCTAGGAGGAGGAATATGACGAACCATTGTTCGCATTGTTGACCTACAATCACAACTACACCTATTCAGGTCCATCAGGCGACGCCAATTGTTGTTATTGCACCAAGCAATATAGTCATCGGTTTCAAGAGTGTTTAGAGCAATTTCTTGCTCTTTTGACATAGTCCTAGCATCTAAGTCCGCATCATAAGCATAAGACAACGGTTTATCGCTTTGATGTCTTGGACAGCACTCACAACTCGCTAAAGCAGCAAACAATTTTTCTTTTGTTTCAGTGCTTTGCTCATCCATATAAACAGGTCCTCTACAACAAGGGCAAGTAATTAATCCACATAATGAACCCTTATTGCTTGCAGAAGTCCATTGTTGTAAACATGCTTTATGAAATATGTGCCCACATGAGGTAATAAGTCTTCGCTTAATTCTTCCTGAAATACAACCATCGACTTCAATAGCTCCATCATTGTCTTCTAAACATATATTACAAGTCACAATATCATCAATCATAAAACCACAAAAAGGAGGCAATAGTGTAGTCAACTTGGGCAAAGGTTTGAGTTTAGTTTCCATAGTCAGTTTCAAACTCATAATTTAAGCTTTTTATATAGTTATAAGTTGCTATTATATATATAAAAATAAATCAATTTTTTTCATATATATTATCCGTTATTATGGGTTAATATATGTTAAAAAATAAATAATATCTTCATAACTCAGATTAATATTAAAAGCATTTCTATAAATTTTATAATCGTATGGTAATTCAATAGTAGTTGCACATTTATTTATAAAAGTTATACAGCCTGCACCATCTAATTTTTTATTAAAATCTAGCTTTGTTGTTATTAATGGTAAATTTGTTGTTTCATCAAGTGCAACTATTAATTCACTAATAGATGCTGGTTTTTTAATTGTGCATTGACCTAAATAATTCGACGTTAATATATTAAGATTATAATTTTCTATATTACTAATACTATTTGCAATAAAGTTTATATATATTTCCTTTACTTCGTAACTATTTATTTTATTATTGTTGTAATCAATTACTAAGTTATGCGCTAAATCATATAAATAAGTAAAATTATTATTATTATTATTACTAATTGAAGCAACATATGCCACGCACCCAGAAGAGTAACAATAAATAGGTTTGTTAGCTATATGAGCTATTTTATTATTTTGTAAATATCCATAATAATACCAAAATCCAGAAAATCCTCCCCCTCTAATATATACACAATCGCTATTATTAGTATTAGTATAAAACAAAGCACCAAGTAAAATTAAGATGGTTGTTAAAATATGCTTTAGTGTCATTTAAAATATAAATAGGATTTACTATTTAAGTATTATTTAATATTTATTTTCTCCAATAAGCTATTATTATATATCAAATTACCAGAAGGTTTATATGTTTTAATATCTTTATAATCCTTGGTACTAGCATTAGTTTTAATACTTTTATTATTAGAAAATAGCATATGTTCGCTATTTATTGCTGACGTATTTGCACTACTAGCACTATTAACACTAGTTTCTTCATTTATAATATTACCATTTTCATCAATAGAGTTTCCGGTTCTTTTCTTTATTTCACTTCTAACATAACTAGGAACCCAATGTTTCCAGCTTATAAATAGCAAATTTGGGTGTGTATATCTTACAATAAATCCATTTATTCTCAATTTTTCAATAACATAGGCAGTACAATCTCTATGGTCATATTTAGGAACCCCTAAAATCATTTCGGGCATAACATACCAACAGCAGTTTTCATTTAACATATTTTTGGATATATATTTAATTTTATTATGTATTCTTATTAATATATTATTATAATTTTTTAAGACATTCAAGTCTTGTTGCTGTTTTTTGCTATATAATTCGTCAATATTTAATTTTAAAGAAGAGTCTTCGCTATCTATTTTATTTGAAAAATTATAAAAAATATCATTAGACATACTATTTTTTTAAATTATAATAATATTAAAAAATAAGTAATTAAGCTCATTTTAATAACTTTATATAAATATATAAGTATAAGTATAAAGTTATATAAAAAAATATAAAAATATATATAAATAAATAATAATAATGACAATTAAACACTTGATTTTGACGGGTGGTGGTCCTATTGGATTTGTTGAATATGGTGCTTTAAAATATTTAGCAACCAACAATATTATTAATTATAATAATATAGAATCTATATATGCTGTGTCTATTGGTGCCTTTATGGGTTTTATATATATATTAAAATTGGACTGGTTATGGGTGGATGATTTTTTAATTAAAAGACCATGGAACAAATTAGTTAGTTTTTCTTATACAAATTTACTATATGAAAAAGGTATAATAACTAGAACTGCGGTAGTCAATGCATTAGAGCCGTTATTTTTAACCAAAAATATACCGTTGTCTATAACACTATTAGAGTTTTATAATTTAACAAAAATAGAGTTTAATATATATGCTTGTAATTTTACGAGCTTACGACAAAAAAAATTTAATCATATTACTACGCCTAATATAATGTTAATTGATGCTTTATATGTATCGTTAGCGATTCCATTAATATTTGCACCGCTAATTATTGATGATTGCTTTTACTTAGATGGAGCTATAATACAAGGCTGTCCTATAAATAATTGTATTGCTGAAAAACTATGCGACCATAGTGAAATTTTATGCTTTATAAATGACAAAACTCAGCCAATTGACTTATCTAATGTTTATCATGCTAATACCACTAATATTAACAATATTAACAATATTAACAATATTAATTTTTTTAAATATTTTTATTTATTGTTTAATGCTTGGTTTATGAACATATCAAACATAGAAAATGAAATAATTGTTCATATAAAAAATAGTATAAATGTTGCTTTAATTCATAATGGTGCAAATTTGAAATATTGGTATTATATTTTAAATACGGATTCTGAGAGAACACATTTAATAAATTTGGGAACACTACAAGCTAAAAAGTTTATTAGCAATTTAGAATTAGAAAATGACCCTAGTAACTCAGAAGTTGAAACACAAGCTGTTAATAACTTAGTAGATAGAAAAATTTTATATGTATTAAATACTTATTTTAAGTCTGTGTCATATATATTTTAT